GGTGGTGAGGATGAACCAAAGAAGAAATCAAAGGTAACTACGGAGATTGGTGCGCTTGAACATTTCTTCGGAGACAATAAATGAGGTATGTACTTCTTGCTTTCTACAATTATTGAAATGATATCGTTTCATCCCAGGACCCTTTCCAACTTTACTACAATGTGGGCAAGTGTAAGATATTTGATTATTATCAATACTTCTTTTTTGCATACTGAGTAAAGATTTCTTAGATGTTTTAATTTTTCTACCTAAATACCATCCTTGATCATAATACAATGGATACTTTTCCAATTTTACATGAATAGTTTTATCTAACATATCATGCGATAACCAAATTGTTTCCTTTCCATTTTCTCTTCGATGTTGTCTACATTTTTCTGTCACATTATGTTTTTTCCCGAAATTTGGGTTATTCTTTCCAGAAACATCCATCCCAAAAAACCCATTTATCATGGCAGTAGATTTATTTGAATATAATTTATTATTCACCACATCTAACAATAAATGTATCTTTAGTTCTTTTTCGGTGGCTTCTCGACGAGTTGAATGTAGAGATATTATCTTAGTTTCAAACAGATAACTAGAATTTTTAATTTCTTCATTCCATATTTGTTTATATTCTTTTGATCGAACACTTCCTCTATAACCAGAATGTATTCTTTCCACACTGGAAGAACCAATGTAAAATGGTGGTAGTCTATTACCTCTATAGAGTGTTATGTAAACGCAATAAATAAGTGTGCTGGACATAATGGTTCCTTAACTGTTGTTGAAATGTCTAGAGTAGGTGGGAATTGGCGTTCCGCGACCTACACCTTTATTTAGTGTTTTATGGTGCTTGCGATGAATGAAAATAGTAAAGAAACATATGATGATGCTTATAAACGAGCATTATTTTTGAAAGAACATGGGTATATGCCTGAGTTGCCCATTTTAGAGTTGGTGGAGGTTCTACTAAAGAAGGAACCAATACCAGAGTTTGGTCATAATTGGAAATAATTTAATATGTTTGGAGTTTGATATGCGCATAGTTTTATTAGGGGACGCACACCTTGGAGCACGCAATGGCAGTTCACGATTCTCAAAGCACTTCAATAAGTTCTTCACAGATGTTCTGTATCCATACATAATTCATAATGACGTCGATACGATCATTCAGTTGGGTGATCTGTTTGATAATAGAACCAATCTTTCATACAAAGCATTCCATGCCTGTAAAGATCATTGGTTCGCTCCACTGGATAACATCGGTATTGAGATGCACGTGCTGCTAGGCAATCACGACATCTACCATAAGAACACCCTGGAAATCAATAGTCCAGAGTTACTCCTTGGTCAGTATGAGAATATACATGTCCATAGTAAACCATTTACTATCTATGAATTTGGTGAGCCACTCTTCGATCTGGTTCCTTGGATATGCGCTGATAACAATGATAGAGTCCTCTCATTCATTGGCAGAAAAGATCGAGCAAAGTATTGTGCTGGTCACTTTGAGATTGCTGGATTCTCAATGTACCGTGGTGGCGAGATGCTTTCGCATGGACTATCACCCGCACTCTTTGATGGCTATGATCGAATGTTCTCGGGGCATTACCATCACAAATCAGAAAATGGAAACATCCTTTACACAGGAACTCCATATGAGATTACCTGGAGTGACTTCGCTGACCCAAAGGGATTCCACGTAGTAGACACAGATAAAAATACCGTGGAGTTTATTGAAAATCCCTTTACTATATTCAGTCGTGTAGTGTATAATAATGGTTGGTCAGGTGATATCAGTTCCCTATCCGAGAAGATTGTCAAGTTGGTTGTCCAGGAGAAGAAAGATCTTTTCCTATACGATCGTTTCGTAGACAGCCTTAAATTGGCAGGTGTATATGAGTTGGCTATCATTGAGAATCTCGATGAGTTTAAGGATGGCGAAGTTGATGAGAATATTGACCTTGAAGACTCGAACGCCATCATTGAGAATTACATTAATGGTATCACAACTAATCTAGATAAAGATAAAATCAAAACATATATGCGTTCATTATACAATGAAGCACTTACCCTATGATCGTATTCAAAACAGTTAGTGTAAAGAACTTTCTTAGTTATGGTAACTACGACACAAAGTGGTTTCTTGATAAACATAACAGCACTCTTATCGTAGGCAGAAATGGCCATGGTAAGAGTGTCCTCCTGGACGCAGTGTGCTTCGGTCTGTTTGGTAAGCCATACCGTAATATCAATAAACCACAGCTGGTTAATTCAATCAACCAGAAAGCCTGTGTTGTTGAATTAGATTTGGTCGTCAATGGCGTTGAGTACAAGATCATTCGTGGTATGAAGCCGAATGTCTTTGACGTATACTGTCAAGGCAAGATGCTAGACCAGGAAGCAGCAATGCGAGATATGCAGACGTATCTTGAGCAGCAGATTCTTAAACTAAACTTCAAGACATTCTGTCAAGTAGTTATCCTTGGTTCAGCATCGTATACGCCATTTATGCAACTACCTGCGCATCAGCGTAGAGAAGTAGTTGAGGATGTGCTAGACATCGGTATCTTCAGTAAAATGAATGGTTTGTTGAAGGATCGAATAGCAGGAACGAAAGAAGAACTGCGCATCATTGAGATCAAAGTTGATTCAGCGAAGAAAGAAGCACAGGCACAGAAACGTATTATTGAATTGATCGAGAAGAATAAGACTTCGCGTATCTCTGAGATCAATGATGAACTAACAACACTGCAGGAAGAACTAGGTGTAGTAATGAGTTCACTATCTGCTCAGCAAGTGCCAGACTACGTTTCAGCGAAGGCTCTGCGCGAAAGACATACTGCCATTGTTGATAGCATCGATGATCTAAAGGCGACTGCTACACAGTTGAAGACTAGGCTCACGAGATTAGAGAGTCTTGAAGAATGCCCTACTTGTATCCAGGGTATCTCTCATGATCACAAGACAACTATCAAGACTAAGTTCGAAGAAGAATGTGATCAGATCGACCAGAACCTCAATGAACAATACCCATCATTGAAAGAAGTCGGTGGTCTCTTGCAAGCAGCAGAAAAAGAGCAGGGTAATTATGAGACAACAAAGGAAACTCTTACTCAGAGTAAGTCTGATCTAACTAAGTCGATCAAAGGCAAACAGGATCAGATCGAAAAGATCAAAGAAGATTCTGGTGATGTAGATGCTGAGAAAGAGAAGATGAAGGCAATTGCTGCTGAGGCATTACAGTTCATCTCGCGTAAGAATGAGTTGTCTGAGGAGAAGCAACTCCAGGAAGTATCACAGGTGCTGCTGAAAGATAATGGCATCAAGACTGCTATCATTCGTGAGTACCTTCCTGTGCTCAACAAACTCATCAATAAGTATCTGACTGTGTTTGACTTCTTTGTCAACTTCAATCTTGATGAATCATTCAATGAGGTAATCAAGAGTCGTGGTCGGGATGAGTTTAGTTATGCAAGTTTCTCTGAGGGTGAGAAGAAAAGAATCGACCTGGCTATCCTGTTATCTTTCCGCCAGGTTGCTGCTATGAAGAATAGCGCAAAGGTAAATCTCCTGATCTTCGACGAAGTGCAGGATAGTTCATTGGATCTGGATGCTCGTGCCAAATTCAATGATTTGTTGGACTCTATGGCTGGATCAAATGTGTTCGTTATCTCACATACAGATACCAGCCCAGATGCCTATGATGCGGTAATCAAAGTAGAGAAACGTGGTGATTTTAGTCAATATGAATACGTATAAGGAGAATGATTATGAAAGTACAAGCATCTGAAGATGGGTTTGCTCTGGTTGGACTTAAGAAGATCCACCTCGACCTTATTGCTTCTTTACTCTATCGAGTTCGGCTTGGTGAGACTCCAACCAAGATCGCTGCCTATGAACTTCTGCAGGAGCTGGAAGAGTTCGAGGTCCTCCCAGTTAGTTGTTCCCAAGAGTGGCCAGACGATTATTGTACGATAGAGATCTGACTTTACTTTTATTCAACTTCGAGGTATAATAACTTATCGAATTGAAAGGAAAGAAGTGGAAGCAAAATCGATAGACCTCTTGAGCAAACTTATGGCCAACGAGAACATCACTGTTCTGCGCCAGAAAGTCCAGACAGCGTCTTTTGACCTGAAGACCAGAACTCTCAGGTTGCCTACCCTCGTTGGAATGACTCCTGCCGAAGAAACGGTAATGGAATTCCACGAGGTCGGCCATGCTCTGTTTACTGGCGAAGAGTACTTTACTCTGGCCAAGAAGCAAGAGAAGAAGAATTTCAGCTCCTATATGAACGTCCTCGAGGATGTGCGTATCGAGCGACTGATGAAGCAACAGTATCCTGGTTGCCGCAAGGATTTCTTTGCTGGCTACAAGGTGCTCAACGAGCGTGACTTCTTTGGCATTGCCAATCGTGACCTCAATGAGTATGGCATCATTGACCGGATCAACCTGCACTTCAAGGTAGGGTTCTCCTGTGGTGTAAAGTTCACCAAGGAAGAGCGTGTGTTCCTGACTGCTGCGGAAAACGCAGAGACTGTCGAGGACGTGTATGACCTCGCCCTGCGTATCTATGCCTATGCAGCTGACGAGAAGAACAAGAAGCAAGAACAAGAAAAGAGTGACGACATCGAGTTCGGTGAGGGCGATCCGGATGAGTTCGATGACGAAGATTATGACTTTGACTTCGACGATGACATGGTCGAGGAAGAAGACTCTGAAGAAGCCGAACTGCCTCCGATGGATGATGGAGTCAATGAGGAGAAGGACGAAGAAGCAGATGATGAAGAAACTGCTCCTGCTCCCCAGACCCAAGACATTTTCAATGAGAAGGTTCAGGCGAACACCAATGTCGCAGGCTGGGATTTCATCTATGTCCAACCAAAGAACTACTATGAGCCGAAGTTCATTGGGTACAAAGATATTGTGGCTGACTTCCGCAAAGCCGAGTTCGGTGGTCTTGAGCTGAGTTCGTATCGGAAAGAGCAGTACACGAAGTTCCGTGCTGCTAACCAGAAGTCTGTCTCGCACCTTGTTAAGGAATTCGAGATGCGTAAGGCTGCTCAGCGTTACTCGCGCACGCAGGTCTCCCAGACTGGTTCGCTGTCTATGAGCAAACTTCACCAGTACAAGACCAGCGAAGACCTGTTCCGTAAACTTGACGTCATTACCGATGACAAGAACCACTCTTTCCTGATGCTTCTGGACTGGTCTGGTTCTATGCAGACCTACCTGCAGGATTCGCTGGGTCAGGTTATTACTCTGGCATCATTCTGCCGCCGAGTGAACATTCCTTTCCAGGTCTGCGCATTCAGTGACTCTCGTAACGCAGATATTACCTACAGCGAGGGATTCTTCTCGAAGTACAACGATGCTGTTAATGAGCCAGGTCAGTTCGGTGTGATCAACGGAGATATGATCAATATTCTGAATTTCCTCGATTCGAAGATGAGCAACTCAGAATTTGATTTTGTCTGCGAAATGCTGTATACGTTTCGGTTTATGTCGATCTCTGACAGTACTCTTCAATACAAGTATCGCCTCGGTGGTACTCCATTGATCGAGTCGATTGCTTGGTTGTATGACTACATCGATGAGTTCAAGAAGAACACCAAGGCTGAGAAGATGACCGTGATTACGGTTACTGATGGCGAAGGCCAGGGTGTTTCGTATAAGACTACTGATGCTACTTATACGATGAAGAAGATGCTGCGTTGCCCGAAGACTGGTCGCGTGTATACCTGCAATCATCGGACTGAGACTCAGCGGAATATGATGCAGATGCTCAAGGATGCCAATCCAGATGTTCGGTTCGTTGGCTTCTTCATCGCTGGTAGTGTCAAGAATGTTCGGAGTTTCAACTACCAGAATGACAATAAAGTTTCTGACTCTACTGCAATTATGCGTCAACTGAACAAAGACTACTTCTTTGAGTATCCCTTGGCTGGTTACCATAAAATGTACATCATCCCCTCGCAGACTGGGGAAATGGAGTTCAATACCCGTGGGATTGACAAGGATATGTCTGCAGCCAGGATTGCGAAGTCTTTTAGCTCCTCTATGTCCTCGGTTATCAAGGGTCGGGTCGTTTTGACGAAGTTCATCTCCGAAATTGCTTGACTTTTATTCAGTTTCGAGGTATAATAACTTATCGAAACGAAAAGGAAAGAAAAATGGAATACCAAGAGTTTATTGTCTACGGTGATCATTGCTCGGATGAGTTGGCTCTGTATGATTACAGCCTGGATCACCCCGACACCTACAAGGATGCGAATCCTACCGAGGAACTCCATGGTTACTTTCCTGCCTTCGTTGGCGTTGACCTCACTTGACTTTTATTTGAAGTTCAGGTATAATTTATTATTGTTTATTTGTGATGGAGTTTAATATGTGGCTTTCCCGATTCAATTCTCAAGAAGTTGAGATTATCCGTAAGATGCGTCAGCTGGATACGGTGTTCGCTGAGACTGGCGAGTTCAAGCCAGTTCTGATCAAGAATGCGTGTGATGCTTTGGGTGTTCCCCCGAAGTGGTCTATTCGCGACAAGAGTCAACCTGTTAGCCGTGGAGTGTATCTTATGCATGGTGATAGTTCTGAGAATGCTGTGAAGCAATCTGAGCCAGAAGCAGCTCCTGCTCTGGTGTCTGCTGTGGAGCGTAAGGTCGTTCCATTCAAGCAGTCAGCTGTACGTCAAACCCTGGTCGGAGCTGTCCCTCCAGTAGATCCTAAGTATGTTCCATTCGGTAACTACAAGGATATCGAGAAGATCATCAAGTCGCGGAAATTCTTCCCAGTCTTGGTGACTGGTCATAGCGGTAATGGCAAGTCCACGACCATTATGCAGATTCACGCTAAGAATGACATGCCTATCATTCGGCTGAACATGACCAAGCGCACCGATGAGGAAGTCCTGATCGGTAGCAAGACCCTCGTAGATGGTAACGTCGTGGTTATCGAGGGTCCAATCCTGATCGCTATGCGTCAGGGCTGCACCGTATTGCTCGATGAAGTGGATGCCGCTGAGAGCAATACGATTATGTGCCTCCAGTCTATCCTGGAAGGTAAGCCATACTACTTCGCTGCGATCGGCGAGTATATCAAACCAGAAGTTGGTTTTAACATTATCATGACTGCTAACACCAAGGGTCAGGGTTCAGAGGATGGTCGGTACATCGGTACCCAGATCCTGAACGAAGCCTTCCTTGAGCGAATCGCCTTTACCTTCGAGCAGGAGTTTCCTTCTCCTGCTGTTGAGAAGAAGATCGTGATGAACATCATGGAGGAGAATGGATGTGTTGATGAAAAATTCGCCGAAGAACTCGTCAAGTGGGCTGATGCGATTCGTCGGTCTTTCGCTGATGGTGCTGTTGACAGCCTTATTGCTACTCGCCGTCTTGAGCATATCGTTCGCGGGTTTTCTCTCTTCAAAGATAAGAAGAAAGCAGTCGAACTGGCAGTGAATCGTTTTGATTCCATGACCAAGCAGGCATTCTTCGAACTCTTCGATAAGATCTCTACTGAAGAAGTGGTAGTTGCTGCTCCTGAAGTTGCTGCTGCTGTTGACCTTGACGCTCCTCCATTCTGATCATGCTTACCTTTAACGATCTCTCCACTGCCCAAAAGAAATGGGTGTATATCGTCAATCACTTCCACCCAGAGGTGACTACTGAGATTACATTCAAGCAGATCAATGAATTCCATGAGGAGTTTATGTCTCTTCGCCAGAAGGACAAGAAGTATAAGGTCGGTCTCCCACTTTGGTTGATTGGTCACAATACGATTCGTCGTGGTGTATACTTCTTTCCTGCTGAGGCAAATACATTGGCTCCTGCTTCCTCGAGACCAGTTCCGGTGAAGACTGCCCTGCTCGAAGAATTTAAGCAGGAATTAGCCAAATACGGTATAAAATAATTTTACTTATAAAGTGAATCGCGCTAAACTATATCCTTGGTTGAGTAAGGTGTTCGGGCTTACTCTGTTGAACCATTATCTCCCGAAATTATTTGATTGGAAATTTATGACTAAAGCAAAGACCCCTAAGACCAAGACCGAGCAACTTCTGACCGCACTGCGATCGGGTAAGGTATTGTCGGCACAGGAAATCCAAAAGAAGTTTGGTTTCGCTAATCCGTATCGTGCCATTGGCTATCTGCGCGAGAAGCGTGTCTGTGTTTACAGCGATCCTATCACTATGCGTGATGGCTCGACTGTTACGAAGTACAGCATTGGTGTTCCCTCGAAGCAGTTGGCTGCTCTGGGTTATACGCAGTAATTAAGGAGAAGCAACGATGACTACAATCGGTAGAAAATATGATAGTGGGAAGCCGGAGTTTTCGTTGCTTCCACCTTGGGCTCTTGAATCGGTAGCGAAGGTACTTACCTTCGGGGCTGAGAAGTATGATGTTGATAACTGGAAGCATGTAAGCAATGGAGATTATCGGTATCGGAATGCTGCGCTGCGTCATATCAATGACTATGTCAAGGGTGAGAAGATTGATCCAGAGAGCGGATGTAATCACCTTGCTCACGCTATTTGTTGCCTTATGTTCATTCTGGATGCAGATGAATCTGGGCAAGCACTAGCTCCTCCAGAAGTGAAGTTTGATGTGCCGAAAGTGAATTATGCATTTCTGAGAACTGTTACATCGGAAAAAGAATTCCCTTCTACGATGTATAGTGTTTGTGCCTCTCCTACCCAGGAGGTTATGAACTATAGTAGCGTTACTGCTAACACAGATACATACAAAGCGAATTATGAGTTTCAGAATCGCAGTGCAAAGCATCTGGCTGGCATTGCCCGACCAGTCAATAAACAATAAGGAAAAATATGAAGATTTCAAAAGAGACCGTACAGATTCTCAAGAGTTTCAGCGGCATTAACTCAAACATTATGATTCGGCAGGGCAATCGTCTTGCTACCATTAGCCCACAGAAGAATGTGATGGCTGATGCTGCAGTTGCTGAGACTTTCCCAGCTGACTTCGGTATCTATGATCTTTCTGAGTTCCTCGGTGCTTTGTCTCTGTTCGATGATCCAGATGTGGAGTTCGAAGGTAAGACTGTGTCGTTGAGCGAAGGTAATGATAGCATTCGCTATTACGCAGCAGATACTTCTGTTCTGACCATTCCTCCGGAAAAGAAGATCACGTTCCCGAAACCAGATGTTGAATTCATTCTTCCTGCAGCTGTGCTTACGAAAGCGATTCGTACGGCATCAGTGCTGAAGGCAGCAGATGTTAGCGTTGTTGGTGAGGATGGTGTTCTGAAGATCGTCGTCGGTGATCTGAAGAATGCAACAGCTAACAGCTACAATGTCAATATCGGTTCCACTGATATTACATTCCGTGCTAATCTGAAGGTCGATAACCTGAAGATGATCCATCAGGACTATACTGTGTCGATCTCGTCGAAGAAGATTAGTCGATGGGTAGCGACGAGTGGCGATATGACTGTGTTCGTTGCCTTGGAAAGTAGCTCGACGTTCTAAATTATTTTGACTTGCAGGGCGACTGGTGTATAATTGCACAGTCGCCCTTATTTATTATGGAGTATTGAATGTCAGATATTAACATGATGGTTTGGTCTGAGTTCTATCGACCAACCACTATTGAAGAATGCATTCTTCCAGCTGAGACAAAGAAGTCTTTGATGGAAGCAATCGCATCTGGGAATGTTCCCCACATTCTTATGTATGGTCCAGCGGGTACGGGCAAGACTTCTGCATGTCGTGCCATCGCCACTGCACTTGGTGCTGACCTAATGTATATCAATGCCTCTCTTGAGCGCAGTATTGATATTATTCGGAACCAGGTTGTTTCCTTTAGTTCCTCTGTGTCATTCTCTGGTGGTTTGAAGATCGTTCTCCTCGATGAGTTCGATGGTATGCCTCCACTTCAGCAGAATGCATTGAAGGGTGTTATTGAAGAGTTCCCGAATGCCAGGTTCTTCTTTACCAGTAATCACGTAAATAAGATAATTGATCCGATCAAGTCTCGTTGCGTAAATATCAATTTCAAGATTGATAATGCAGAGAAGCCAAAACTTGCATCTAAATTCTTCAAGAGGGTTACGCATATCCTCAAGGAAAAGAATGTTGAGTTCCAGACGGATGTGGTCGCGGAACTAGTCACTAAATACTTTCCTGATTTCCGCCGCACTCTGAATGAACTGCAGCGTTATGCTATCAGTGGTAAGATTGATTCTGGTATTCTTTTGAATCATTCTTCTGAGACGTTCAAAGAATTGTTCAATGCGATTCGTGATAAGAACTTCAAGGATCTGCGTAAGTGGGTTGCTTCGAATACTGATATTGATCCACAGGTATTGTTCCGTGATATCTATGATAATGGAAATGATTTATTCGAGCCGAACTGTCTACCATCGATCATTCTGATCTTGGCTGACTATTCTTTTAAGGCAACCCATTCGGTTGATGCAGAGATTCTTGTTACTGCTGCGATGACTGAGATTATGATGATTGCGAAATTCAAATGATGGACGTATTACTATATTCATTTATCGGAATACTGTTTATCGTCATACTTATCCGATATGGCAGATACTGCTATAGACTTGGAGTGTCAAGTACGACAGGTGCTCTGAATGTTTTGTGTGAAGAAGATAAGAATGGATTTATCTTTTACAACTTATTGACTGAAACATTTCTCTGTCAATCTGCTGATTATAATAGTGGTGTTTCCGCTCTAAAGAATACTTATCCAAACATCGACATTGTCGTTAGTATGGCCTCCCGCACTAAAATAATTGATGAAGTAAATGAAACCATTTGAATATGTCAATGCAATATGCGCATCAAGGGATGACTACTGGGAGGATGGTGTATCTGAATCTGAGTATGAGCCATTCCTAGTCAATCGTGCTCTCTCGCATCACTATGATACTGTTATGTATGCGCAGGAAATGAATGCCAGGTCGCACATAAGTAAGAAGATGCAGTATGACTTCCTGCGTATCGGTGTTCAACCAAAGAAGAAGAGATTTGCGAAGTGGGATAAACAGAAAGACGAGAACATTGAGTTGATTCAGAAGGTATACGCAGTCTCATACAAGACTGCGATCTCCTATGCAGCTATATTAAATAATGAGGATCTAGAAAAAATAAAATCCTCATTATGTAAAGGCGGATTAGGAAATGCAAAATAATTATGCGTTAGATGTGTATGTAGAATGGACTCCGGAGAAAATGCTCGAGGTTTTGATTTCTGAACCAGATTCATTTCTGAAGATCAGAGAAACTCTTTCTCGTATTGGTATTGCTAGTAAAAAGGATTTCATCCTTTATCCGTCTTGTCATATTCTACACAAAAGGGGTAAGTATTATATCGTACACTTCAAAGAGATGTTTGCGCTTGAGGGTAAGCAAAGTGACATTACTGTTGAAGATTTGGTGCGAAGAAATACTATCGCTAAATTGTTAGAACAGTGGGGATTGTGCAAAGTTATTCAAGAAGAAATTCCAACTACCAATATGTCAAACATTAAGGTAGTTCCTTACAAAGAGAAAAGTAAGTGGACTTTCAAACCAAAATTCATGATGCTGACGGACCGTATGAAACAACGTCAGCATCAAGAATCGGACGACTAATATGTTGTCTGGCCGCGCTCGCCGAAAGGGGGCAAAATTAAACTTTACCGAAAGGGAAGAAATGACTGATTTACAAAAAGTGTTTGGTGATATCGTTCGTAGTAGCGTTGGTATGGAGAAATTCATGGATGCACATAAGCAAATTGCTGATGTTGCTTCTAAAATGAATTCTCATTTTCCAGCATACAATATCAAGAAGGTTGAAGAAAACAAATACGAAGTAGAACTGGCTATTGCTGGTTACACTATCGGTGACGTATCGATTGAACTTGAAAAGAATGTATTGTCCATTCGTTCTTCTAAACAAGAACTAGGTGCTCTTGAAGATTCATTCATCTACAAGGGATTTACCTACAAGGGTTTCAACCGATCATTTACTCTTGAAGATAATATTCGTGTTGAAGACGCTGAGTTAGTAAATGGATTGCTTAAGATTTATCTTGAGCGTCTTGTACCAGAAGCACAGAAGGCGAAGAAAATCAATATTCGTCAGCCAGCTGGAACTTCTGAGAAGAAGATCTTGAACGAAGATATGTTGTAATAAACAGACAGGGCTGGGCAACCAGCCCTTCTAGTATGATCAATAAACTAACTATTTTCCCTATGCTTATGCGAGACGATTGGCTGTTTCGCATAAGCATAAGTGACACCACTAATATAATGCTTATTGTTCTTAATGTAAAAGACCCAAATATCTTTATGATGCGTTACTTCTCTGACTCAGATGAGGCGATTGCATTTATTGATGAAGCAGCTGCTGGTAAGCATATCGACTATTTCTGATTGGATTTATTATGTTTGCATTAGATATTGAAACGCTAGGGGTTGAAAGCACCTCTATTATTCTTTCTGTTGGTCTGTCTTATGTTTCTAATACAGAACCAAAGTCCTACCAAGAAATTCTTGACAATTCAATTTTCGTTAAGTTGAGTGTCAAGGATCAGATATCTGTTGGCAGAGTTGTAATGATGTCTACTGTTGAGTGGTGGACTAAGCAATCCGAATTCGCAAAGGATCGCAGCTACTACCCAAAGAAAACTGATCTCTCTGTTGAAGAGGGAATTGCTGTTCTTCAGAAATGGGTAAATGAACGAGCGAAGAAAGATGACCTCTGCTGGATTCGAGGTAGCCTTGACCAGATGTGTCTAGATTCTCTGTTTAGAGCAGTCAATGCTGAACCTCTGTTCAAGTATAATATGTATCGAGATGTTCGTACGGCAATTGATATTATGTATCCAGATACTTCAAAGAATGGGTATGTGGATGTTGACCCAGAACTATGCCTTGGCTTTGACCGAGATCAAGTCCTTAAGCATTCTCCAGAGCACGACTGTGCCTTTGACCTGGCTATGATTCTATTCGGTAAGCAGTAATTTATTAAAGGGATTTATTATGTTAGAAACTATATGTGAATTATTAGAAGATGCATACAATCGTAATTGGATTACCAGCAGAGATGGTAATGTGAGTATTCGCCACCACGATCGTGATCATTTTTATATTACTCCCAGTGGTGTGCGCAAACAAACACTACAACCTGATCAGTTTAAGAAGATTGGCGTTGAAGAGGGTTTCTACGACCAGCCTCCTCGATTGCATTATTCAAGCAAAGAGATGGATTACACTGACATCAGTAAGAATCTAAAGCCCAGCGGAGAACTACCTTTACACTTTGGACTACAAAAAGAGTTAGGGCAACACGCAGGCGATGTTAGAGTTGTAGTGCATGTTCATCCAACTTACTGTATCGCCGCTATGCATGCTGGTATTGATTTGAGTACTATCAGTGATGCATTTCCAGAACTCAATCGTTACACGCAAGTGGCTCCCAACGTTGGTGATGTTGCACCAATTAGCCAAGAACTTGCCGATGAATGCCATAAGATGTTAAAGTTGGATAAAAAAGGCAACATTGCCTATGACATAGTTGGCATCAAAGGACATGGAGTTGTGGCCATTGATACCAGCCCTTGGCGAGCGTATGAGCACATAGAGAGGCTAGAACATATTTGCAGGATAGTACTTGCTTCGGGAAAATACTAAATCCGAGCCAGAATCCATTTCGTCGTAAATGGCTTACCATTGGCCTTTCGCTTAAAGATCTTCTCGAACTCTAGTTTCTCGAGTTCGGCAATCTTCTCTGCATTATGCTCGAGACATGCTTCGTACAGTTTACGTAGTAGGTTCTTTTGTTTCATATTACCTCCTTTTATATTATTTAGCGAAATAGTATGAATGATTTATACTAAATCAGAATTTATTTTACTTCTGACTCAACAGCAGGTATACTTGTTCCTGCTGTAATTATTATGGAGATGCCTAGTGAGTGATTCGTTTTACACGAACGTAGAAGTCTTTGGCAATACCGTTATGACACGTGAAGTTGTCAATGGTGTTCGTCAGAAGTCCAAAGAGCAGTGGCAACCGACGTTGTTTCTCAAAGACAACAACAATACTGAGAGTGTGTTCAAGAGCCTGTATGGTGATCCTGTGAAGGAAATAACCGCAGGAAACATCCGTGAGACCAAAGACTTCATCAAGCAATACGAAGGCGTAGATGGGTTCTCGATCTTTGGTCAATTGAACTTTACCCTACAGTATCTCAACAATCGTTACCCACAGAAGATTACTCCAGATATGAATAATCTTTCTGTCTGGTCAATCGACATCGAGACGCGCACAGGTGATGAGGGATTCCCTAAGCCAGAGACAGCGAATGAAGAAGTAGTTCTTATTACTCTTCAGAATGTAAAGACCAAGACCTGCTATACTTTTGGCAAGGGTGCGTATATTGGTTATACTGGATATGATTCTAAATTCATCAGTTGCGCAGATGAGTATTCTTTGTTGAAGCAGTTCCTGATGTTCTGGGAATTTTCTGACATTGACATCATTACTGGCTGGAACATTGAGTTCTTCGACATTCCTTATCTGATCAATCGAATCAAGCGCATCCTCGGCGAAGATGCAATGAAGAAGATGAGTCCTTGGGGATTCGTTAGCGCAGAGATGCAGTCTTATCGTGGTAAAGAAGAAATGACTGTTGACATCAAGGGTATCGCTATCCTTGACTACCTTGCTCTGTACAAGAAGTTTACATACACGAAGCAAGAGAGCTACTCTCTGAAGTATATTGCTGCTGAAGAACTCGGTCATACGAAGGTAGATCTTCCAGGTGATACCTTCAATGATAACATCGATCATCACTGGAATGACTTTGTTCATTACAACATCGTAGATACGCAGCTGGTAACTGAACTCGAGGATAAGTTGAAATTGCTTGAGTTGATCATTACGATGGCATATCAGGCGAAGATCAACTTTACGGATGTGTTCAGTCCAGTAAAGATGTGGGATGCTCTGATTCATAATTCTCTGTTGCGCGAAAAGATCGTTGTGCCGCAGCGTGGCCATACTGGTTGCAGAAGCATCGATGGTGCGTATGTAAAGGAACCTCTGACTGGTAAGTACAACTGGATCGTCAGTCTTGATGCTACCTCTTTGTATCCAAGTATTATGATGTCATTGAATATCAGCCCTGAGACTTTCGCTGGACGTACTGATATAACTATGGATTCTCTGCTGGATAATCCCAACATTACTTCTCCGTATGTTCAGCAGGATTATGCTATCTCTCCGATCGGTGCATTGTTTACTAAAGAAAAGACTGGCGTTCTTCCTCGTCTGATTAAGGAAATGATGGCTGCGAGAAAGACAGCAAAGAGTCAGATGCTTGGGCTTGAATCTCAGTATGAGAAGTCCAAGGATAAGTCATTGCTTCCGAAGATCTCTGCGTTGAATAATGCGCAGATGGCTGCGAAGATTGCACTGAACAGTCTTTATGGTGCTACGGCAAATGAAGGATTCCGATTCTTTAATCCAGATGTCGCTGAGTCAATTACTATAACTGGTCAATACATTCTGAAGAAGATTGAAGTTGCTTTGGATATTGCTCTCAATAAGAAGTTCGATACTGGCGAGCACAAATATCTTGTCTATGTTGATACTGACTCCGTGTATGTGAATATGAAGCCAGTGGTTGATAAGTTCTTAAGTGGTAAGCCTACTGAGGAAATCGTAAAGAGTCTTGAGAAGGTAGCGAAAGATATTCTTCAGACTGAGATCAATAAGATCTGCGGTGAGGTAGCAGATACGCTTGGTTTCTTTGAGAATGATATCCACTTTAAGTTGGAAGCAGTTGGTGATACGGCTATCTGGTGCGCAAAGAAGAAGTATATTGTCCGAGTGCACTCTTCAGAAGGTGTTACTTATGCTAAGCCAAAGTTTAAGGTAATGGGTCTTGAGATGGTTCGGTCATCGACTCCTGCATTCATTCGTGGTAAGTTACGAGAGTCTCTTGTGCAGGTATTTGATGGTACTGAGAAGACTGTTCAGTTGTTTATTAGTGAGGCACGTGAAGAGTTTAATAAACTTCCTATCTCTGCTATTGCCTTTCCTCGTACTGCTAATTCTATTGATGATTATGCAGATGCTAATTCGATTTACAAGAAGGCAACTCCTATTCACGTAAGAGGTGTTCTTTTGTATAATGAGATTGTCAAGAGGAAGAAACTTCAGAGCAAGTATCCTCTGATAAATGATGGCGACAAGATTAAGTTTATGTATCTGACAATGCCGAATCCACTGAAGGAAAACATCATTGCGATTCCTGCTGATGGGATCCTTCCTCCGGATCTTGGTTTACATGAGTATGTTGATTATGAGATGCAATTTCAAAAGAGTTTCATCAATGCAATGGATATTGTCCTCCAGCCGATCGGTTGGGCAGCTGAGGAGACAAGTTCCCTTGAGGACTTCTTCGGATGATTAAACTGCTCTTGAGAGCGTAATAATTTATTTTGTTTTACCCCTGATACCAAGTATACTTGGTCATCTAATAAGGAGATATACCTATGAGTTTGCTTGAACGACTTCGCAAGAATTCAACTATTAAAGATACTGCTGTTCTTTCGGACAGTAAGTATTTCACCAAGAAAGATATGATCCCGACCTCAATCCCTGCAATGAATATCGCATTGTCAGGTGAGATTGATGGTGGATTTGTTCCTGGTCTTACTTTGTGGTGTGGACCATCAAAGCATTTTAAGTCAATGTTCTCATTGATTATGGCAAAGGCATATCTTGAGAAATACCCAGAAGCAGTTATGATCTTTTATGACTGCGAGTTCGGCACACCATCTGCTTACTTTAAGTCACTGAACATTGATCAAGAACGCATTCTCCATGTTCCTATTATGAATATGGAAGAGTTTAAGTTTGATGTTATCAAGCAACTTGAGGCATTGAATCGCGGAGACAAGGTTATCTTCGTTATTGATTCGCTCGGTAATATGTCGTCCAAGAAAGAAATGGATGATGCCATTGAAGGCAAGTCCGTTGCGGATATGTCTCGTGCTAAGCAGATGAAGTCGATCTTCCGTATGATTACTCCATACCTGAATCGTCTGGATATTCCTATGGTTGCTGTGAATCACATCTATATGGAACAAGGTCTGTATCCAAAGGCAATCGTCTCTGGTGGTACTGGTGTTTACCTTTCAGCTGATAACATCTTTATCCTTGGTCGCCAACAAGAGAAGGAAGGTACTGACATTATCGGATATAACTTCATTATCAATGTCGAGAAGTCCAGGTATGTTCGTGAGAAGTCAAAGATTCCTATTGAAGTAAAGTTCGAAGGTGGCGTCTCTACTTGGTCTGGTCTGCTTGATATTGCGATTGAGTCTGGTCATGTTATCAAACCTTCAATGGGTTGGTACTCCAGAGTAAACAAAGAGACTGGTGAGATCGAAGATAAGAAGTGGCGCGCAAAGGATACCGACTCCAAGTTGTTCTGGCAGTCGATCCTCTCCTCCGCATCATTCCAGGAATACATCAAGAACTCATATCAAGTATCCAATGGTGACATCATCACTGATGAGGATATCGACGCAGAACTAGAGGAAGTTTAATGATTAACATTCGAATCATCGAAAGAGGTATTAATGTCAAACCACTACTGGATGAAGCTCTTTCGCTTTCTCCGGAGAGTTGGGTTACTCACTCGAAGGTAAAGACGCATACTGTCGTGCCTTTGACTGTTCCTGTAGTTTATGCAGGGCAAGATACCTCTATCCTTGATTCGAGTGAGACAATCAATACTCCGCAGTATTATAAGTGCCCAACTATTCTGAACTGGATGCGCCGTAGGAACTTCTATCACCATGCATGGGCAGGAATTTATCGATTGCCTCCTGGTGGTAATGTTCCTCCGCATAAGGATGACTCCGGTGATTACTATATGGACAAGATGCGTTACCATCTTTGTCTGCAAGGAAAGTATCTGTATAAAGTAGAAGGTGATCCAGTGTATACGATTACACCTGGCACTCTGTTCTGGTTCGATTTACAGACAACGCACAGTGCTGAGTGTATCAGTGATGATGACAGAATTACTTTGTTATTCGACTTAGCAAATCCGAATTCTCTGATTAACCCATAAGAGGTAATTATGATTTTAGATAAAATTGAGTTAGTGCAAGAGGCAGAATCAGACAAGATTAGACCGATTCGAATTACAGAAGGTGAGTTCGAAGGTGTGGTAGTTAGGTTTGGTCGTGCATGGTTTCCGGAAAATGAAGATAATAATCTTTCCTTTGAAGTTGACATAATTGAGGGTACAATTGAACCTGAACAGGAACCTCGTTTACACGATTTTCTGGGCCAGGTCTTAATGGCATTTATTCAAGAAGAAATGAAACGCGAAGAAAGAAACAATGACAAATCTGAGAATTGAAGAAACTATTCTATCGAATTTATTGATTGATGAGGAATACTCACGTAAGGCTACGCCATTCCTCGAAGCTGATTACTTTGTCGAAAAGGCAGAAAAGACTTTGCTCATAGAGATAAATGGATTCTTCATAAAGTATAACAAGTTGCCTACGAAAGAAATTATTCGTGTGCAACTTGCGCAGAGAAATGATCTGACTGATACTGATCTCAAGAATGCCCTTGAGATCGTTGATAACTTTACTGATGAGAAGCCAACTAGTAAAGAGTGGTTGTTGGAGCAGACTGAGAAGTTCTGTAAGGAAAAGAGTGTATACAATGCTATCCTTCGTTCCATTAAGATTATTGATGGTAAGGATAAAGAACTGAACAAAGAAGGTATTCCGAAGATTCTTCAGGATGCCTTGGCTATTTCGTTTGATACTGCAGTTGGTCACTCCTACCTTGAAGATGCAACTGCTCGTTATGAGTTCTATACTCGTAAGGAAGAAAAGATTGCATTCGATCTAGAGATTCTTAATGATATTACCAAGGGTGGTCTGGCTAAGAAAACGCTGACTCTGTTGGCTGCTCAATCTGGTGGTGGTAAGAGTCTGGTTATGAGTCACTTCGCCGCTGCTGCTCTGCGCCAGGGTAAGAATGTTCTTTACATTACTCTAGAAATGTCCGAGGAAAGAATCGCGGAACGTATTGATGCAAACCTTCTCGGTATTGACATTGATAAACTGGCTGAACTTTCCAAGGAAGAATTCGTTCAGAAGATTGCTACGATCAGTAAAAAGACTCAGGGTAAATTGATCGTCAAGGAATATCCAACTGGCTCTGCTCATTCTGGTCACTTCCGTGGTTTGCTTGAAGAGTTGAAGATTAAGAAAGATTTTAAGCCTGACTTCCTGATCGTTGACTATCTTGGTATCTGTGCGTCCTCGCGCATGAAGATGGGTGGTAGTGTTAACAGTTATTCCTATATAAAGAGTATCGCTGAAGAGCTGCGTAGTCTGGCAGTTGAGTATGACATTCCATTGATCAGTGCTACTCAGGTCAATCGTAATGGTTTTGATAACTCGGATATTGAACTTACAGATACTTCTGAGTCAATGGGTCTGGTCCATACTGCTGACCTGATGCTTGCTTTGATTCGAACTGAGGAACTGGATGAGATCAATCAAATCCTGATCAAGCAGTTGAAGAATCGTTATGCTGATACTGCGATCAATAAGCGATTCGTCGTTGGTATCAATCGTTCTAGGATGAAGTTGTTTGATCTTGAGAAGTCTGCCCAGACATCTATTGCTACTGGCTCATCGTTTAGTCCGAAGGGCAAGATGAAGAAAGTTGAGGAGCCAGACATTCCCCTGTATGATCGCTCGAAGCCAAGACCTACTGACTTCGGTGGATTCAAGTTCTAAATAGAGTTTACTTTTATTCAAATTAGAAGTATAATATCTTTATGGGTTGGTTAGTTGAACTTCCCGCCGCTCTTTTACAATTTGTCTGTAATCTGTATGGATCCAGGGTTCGCTCTGGTGTCATATTGAAATGCACTTGAAAACATAGCATGCTGGGGCGGTGGTAATCGTCGGCGAGGGTGAGATATCCTGTAGTGCATTTCAATATGGTGATATCATAGTGAAGCATAGCACTTCACTGATAAGGAAGTCTGGTCGGCTGTATTCAACTGGCTAGTGCTATGCTTCACTATGATATTTTGCGCGAGTGGTGGAATGGTATACACGCTGGTCTTAGAAGCCAGTGCCGAAAGGATTGAGAGTTCGAGTCTCTCCTTGCGCACCAAGTTTTGAAACTCTAGTGTAAATGTGCACACGCCCCTAGTACTAGTCTAGAAATAAAGGGTGTAGAACACGCGGCTCAAAAAGCAGATGCGAGTGAGTTTCTTCTATACTATTCCTCAATAGCTCAGTCGGTAGAGCAAGGCACTGTTAATGCCTGGGTCGGAGGTTCAAGTCCTTCTTGAGGAGCCAATTAGCGAGAGTGGTGGAATGGTATACACAATTGACTTAAAATCAATCGCCGCGCATGGATTGCGGGTTCGAGTCCCGCCTCTCGCACCAATACGCGACCGTAACTCAGATGGATAGAGTATTCGGCTTCTACCCGAACTGTCGGGGGTTCGAATCCCTCCGGTCGCACCATCGTAAAGACGTTAAATACTAATGGTCATTGGTACCATTAACGGAGAAATAAAATGGCAAGAGGATACGTTATTCAGGTCCTAGTAGCAGTAGATCAACTAGCCAATGCAGTATTGGGTGGTTGGGCAGATGAGACTCTGTCTAGTCGTTCATACAGATTACATGACAAGAAAGTTTGGTTCATTGCTGAGAAGATGATCAATGCTCTGTTCTTCTTACAGAAAGATCATTGTCGTATGGCATATGAAGCAGAGTTAAATAGAAAGCAGACATTTAGTCTGCCGAAGTAAACAATCGGGGGTGTAGCTCAATTGGTAGAGCGACTGCTTTGCAAGCAGTAGGTCGCAAGTTCGATTCTTGTCTCCTCCACCAAAATTAAAGGATGTATATGCAAAAGAAATGGTATTACTCAAAGACAGTCTGGCTCAATATTTTTGCCATGGCTTCGATTTATCTGCAGATGGAATTCGGTTTTCTGTTTAGTATAGAACTGCAGACAGCTGCTTTGTCTTTAATCAACCTCTGGTTGCGTAAGTTGACGAAGGAAGAAATCGTCTGGTAAAGCATTCGCCCCTATAGCTCATTTGGTAGAGCAACTGATTTGTAATCAGTAGGTGCCGTGTTCGAATCATGGTGGGGGCACCAAAACGTAGGGCTGGTAGCTCATGATGGTTAGAGCAGCGGACTCATAATCCGTTGGTGGTGTGTTCGACTCACACCCAGCCTACCATTGTAAAGGAATGATTATGAGTGATGGTGGTAAAGGATCTGCACCAAGACCATATAGCGTGAGCAATGAAGAATATGCTGCTCGCTGGGATATGATCTTTCGTAAGGATCAGAAAGAAGATAAACAACAGCAGGATTCAACTCCTGTTGTTACAGAAGAAAAGAAAGTGTCTCCCTAGTGTAATGGCAGCATACGGGTCTCCAAAACCCTTGGTGGGAGTTCGAGTCTCTCGGGGGATGCCAAATATAATGCGGGATTAGTTAAATGGTATAACAGCAGATTTCCAATCTTCGGTCAGGGGTCCGATTCCCCTATCCCGCTCCATTTTTAATTAGGATAAATTATGAACTATATTCCAATGAGTGGCAACATTATCGTGCGTGTGTCAGAAGGCTCTAAGGTCACTGATTCAGGTATTGTATTGCAGCACTCACAAGAGCCAGAGATCGCTATCGTGATCGCAGTTGCATCTGATGTTGATGAAGTAAAGATCGGTGATCGTGTACTTGTGCATTGGCCAGATACGATCAAGTTAGAACTCAACACATACAAAGTTCCGATGAATAATGTGTTGGCAGTTTACGAAGAATAAGCCTTGTTAACTCAGCGGTAGAGTGTCTCCTTTACACGGAGAAGGTCGGCGGTTCGAACCCGTCACAAGGTACCATTTATAAGGAAGATTGGCAGAGTGGTCGAATGCGTCAGTCTTGAAAACTGAAGACTCGAAAGGGTCCGTGAGTTCGAATCTCACATCTTCCTCCAGAGTGAGTTATTATGAAGAAATTGTGGAGTTTGTGGGCTAAGGCTCTTGGCGAGAAACAAGGGAAAACTGATTCAGATGCTGATGTTGTGGCTATGTTCAGAACTCTTATCGTCGTGGTTTATGTTACTACAAACATTTTTATTATTGCAGGTATAATTAGACATTGGTAAAGGAGTTACTATGCTTGAATTGTTTTTTCTGATTTTGTTTTTAGTATTCATTGGGTTTTTACACCTAACGAAGTAAAGTTATGATCGTATGAAGTAATTAGAAATGAGTTCTGGACGCGGGTTCGATTCCCGCCAGCTCCACCAAAAGTATATTATGAAATATAAAATTGTTGTAAAGACTCGATATTCAACTTATGTGAAGAAGAGAAGCAAGAACAAAGAATTTCTCGTAGATATAGCATTGCTTCTCTCAAAGAAGCATCCTACTTGGAAAATCTTTGTTGTTGGTGAAGATACAATAATCTAGTATACTTTTGATGGGGCTGACAAGGTTTCGACAGGGCGAAAAGTATATGCATGGACGATCCAGTAGGCGATGACTGTAAATCAAGCAAATCAAAATAAATGCAAACGATAACGCATTTTTGATGGCAGCGTAAGCACCATCTGAGTTTTGCCAGTTGAACTTGGAAACAGAATCAACTGGCTTCGGGATATATCCAGTATCTGGTTCCGTTTTCTCGTGTAGCGAGTTTTCTGCCAGTTGCTTTTGCGGAAAGTTTTGCAGCACCTTTTCGCGCGTTTTCTGCTGCTAGTGGGTTTGTTCTACCTTTAGTTGTTGGTTTACCTTTTCTAGAATCTGATATCTTTTTATTATGTTCTGGAGATTGTTTCTTTCCAGCATTCCAAGGTTTTATTCCCTTTGGTTTTCCTTGTTTGGAGTTGTAGTATTTTACACTCCATTCATTTTCTGAAATAAGGGATAATAAATACCCTTCATATCGTTGTGCTTCGTTTTTAGTTGTGAATGTTTTTATGATTCTTCGTTTGAAATCTTTGGGTCTATATTTTATTTCTCCATATAACCATCTTGATGATGTTGTATATGTGTCATCATATGACCCAGAATGTTGACCGACATAGAACATTTTTCTACTTTTATCGAACCACATATATACGAAATGCACTGTCATTATTATCTCCATTTAAATGTATCTTACACTATTATTTAGTAAAAATGAATGCTTGCGAGCGAGTTCGCATTAGCAGCCTAATTACTGCTTAGGGTTTCGGTGGGTTTCCTCGTAACAGAATAACCCACCACTTATAAATAAACGTATGACTATTCCAAAATACAAAAGTATATTCATATCAGACGTGCACTTGGGCACGAAAGACTGCAAGGCAGCGACACTTAATGATTTCCTAAAGAACAACAGCTGCGAAACTCTATACCTCGTCGGTGACATTATCGATGGTTGGAGGATTCAACAAAACAAGTGGCGTTGGAAACAAACCCATACTAATGTTATTCGGAGAATCCTCGGTTGTTCAAAGGATGGAACGAAGGTAATATACATTGCTGGAAACCATGACGAATTCTTAAGACCACTTCTTTCGTATAACATTGGGTTTGGTCTTGTAGAGATAGCCAATCAGTATGAACACATTGGGGTTGATGGTAAGAAATACCTCGTAGTCCATGGTGATCTATTCGATGGTATTACCAGACTAGCTCCTTGGATCTCATTCCTCGGTGATCGTGCATATGATTTTATTCTTAGTGCGAACACCAGATTAAACTGGGCAAGAAGAAAACTTGGATTTGGTTATTGGAGTCTGAGTAGATTCCTAAAGTATAGAGTAAAGAAAGCAATTGATTTTGTTTTCCACTTTGAAAAGAATATCGCGAAGTACTGCGCCAAAAGAGGGTTTGATGGTGTTATCTGTGGGCATATACACCACGCAGAAATCAAAACTATCGATGGCGTTGTTTATATGAATGATGGTGACTGGGTAGAATCGTGCACTGCATTAGTAGAGCATCATGATGGAACCTGGGAAATAATTATGTGGACTCCTCACGATGAATGACCGTAAGACAATTCTTATTATCACTGATAACTTACCGGACCAAATAAATGGCGTCGTTACTACTTTCAAAAACATTGAAACGTATGCTGATCGCGATGGGTTTGATATTGTTTATCTTGATCCCAGGCAGTTTAATTATATTAACTGTCCTGGCTATGCTGACATTAAACTCTCATTCCCGTTTAAGATTGCGGAAAAGATTGAGAGCATATCTCCAGATTATATCCACATCGCTACGGAAGGTCCTATCGGATTTTTTGCTCGCTGTTACTTGGATAGTAAGAAAGTAAAGTACAACACAAGTTATCATACAAAGTTTCCGGAGTTCCTGAAGAAGTTGTATGGTATTCCAGAATGTATCAGTTACAAATACTTTCGCTGGTTCCACAAACACAGTGGTAAAGTTCTAACCACCACAAAGACCATGGTCCAGGAACTGGAAGAACATGAATTCGGCTCTAGAATAATCACATGGACTCGCGGAGTTGACAGAACTATATTTGACAAATCTCTTCGATCAGAGTATAATGGTAAGGTGTTACTGAGTGTAGGTAGGGTTAGCAAAGAAAAAGGTATCGAGGATTTCTGTAATCTTGACTTTCCAGGTGCTACTAAGATCGTAGTTGGTGATGGTCCAATGCGAAAAGAACTACAGGCTAAGTACCCAGATGTGCAGTTCGTCGGTACGAAACGAGGAACAGAACTGGCTAAGTATTATGCCAATGCAGATGTGTTTGTCTTTACGAGTAGGGTTGATACTTTCGGCATCGTTATAATCGAATCATTATCAATGGGAACTCCAGTAGCAGCATATAAAGTTCCTGGCCCAATTGATATTATTGAACCTGGTGTTAACGGATTTATGGGTGAAGATCTTGCTGAGAATGTCGATTGGTGTTTATTACTCAATCGAGATTCTGTTGAGAAATCAAGTAGCAAGTGGTCTTGGCAAGAATGCTGGAATATATTCAAGACGAACCTGATTTCTGTCTGATGAGATTAGCAAATTGTGATGAGATTACGATGAGATTAGCAAAGTATGATGACAATTGACTTGGGTGAACTAAAAGATTTTATTGAATCTCAATCAGAAACTACTAGGATTTATTTCGGGGCAGACTCTGAAAGAATTAATGTAAATGATGTATGGATGGTAGATTACCTTTTGGTAGTTGCGATTCACATTGATGGAAAACATGGAGCCAAGGTATTCGGTGAAGTGCATCGTGAACGCGAATATGATAAGAGACTTGACCGTCCGAAGATGAGACTTATGACAGAGGTGATGAAGATCGCTGAGTTGTATCTAAAGTGTGCAGATTTTCTTGAGGATAAACATGTAGAGTTACATCTAGATATCAATCCTCTGGAAATACACGGAAGTTCCTGTGCTCTCAATGAGGCAGTGGGCTATATAAAGGGTGTGTGTGGAATTGATCCTGTTGTGAAGCCAAATTCCTGGGCAGCTAGTATTTGTGCTGACAGAATCAAGACCATTCTACCAAACTAAACTATTAACTACTGAGGTAAAACATGGAAGACAAGAAAGTGTTTGAATTTAATCTGGCTCTTAATCTTGAAGAAGTCAATGTTGTTCTGAGCGCATTGGCAGCAGGACAGTATAGTGTTGTGTCGGATCTTATTGCTAAGATCCGTGCGCAGGCTTTGGGGCAGATGCCACCAGAGCAACCAGTTGAAGTCGCTGACGAAGTAGTCGGCGCATAATCCCACCTTAGGGCTGTTTGACGCTACGGTAACAGGCGTCCGAGTAATTACACTGCCACTCGTCAGTTGGCTCCGGATAAAGTAACCGGAACTAATTTACTTTTATTCAGTTTCGAGGTATAATAACTTATCGAAACGAAATGAGGTAAATTATGGAAGAATTTGAGATCGTCGCTGTGCCAGTGCACTATATTCGGTGCTGCGCCTGTGGTGATGAGCACCTGGCTGGTGAGATCCGCATCGATGGTTGCGAGGAAGATATTCAGGGCAGGGATGTTCTGACATATCGTTGCCCGACTACTGCCATCGTAACGAAGGCATTCCCTCTTGTTGGCTATCGTTAAGGAGTATATTATGAAGTTCCGCGTAATTGTGAATGGTGTGCATTTCTTCTCTACTACCAAGGCCATCCGTAATGGTATCGGTGATCATTACGAAACCAATGCTGCTCTCCAGAAGGCACTTGTCTGCCTGGAGACTCCAGTAGTTCGTAAATACTTTGCTCCGATGCCAACTGCTAAAGCCAATGGCATCGCTGGTACGTGGGAAGGTATGACTGTCCAACTTGATCGGATTTAATATGGAAGAGCACCTCAAGCACTTTGCGTTTCTTTCGCTGACGAATCCCCATAACCCATACTCCGAAGTCACCAAAGGCGATATCCATTGCTTTGATGATAAGGAGCTGTTCAGGTACACGATGTTCGTCGTGACTGAGTGTATCTACATTATGTCCAAACAAAAGAAGGATATGTCTCTCAAAGAACTGAGTGGTGCAGAAATGTGCATCGAGGCAATTCAGAAAGAGTTCAAACCTGTTATGGATAAAGTAGTAGCCAAGTAAGGAGACAATATGTCTGGTGGTCATTTTAATTATGAACAGTATCGTATTCAGCGTATTGCGGATGAAATCGAGCAGTTGATTCTAAGTAATAATTCTGATACACTCGATCCGTATGATTATCCCATTGGACGCCATTACTCCAAAGAAACTATCAAAGAATTCGAGATTGGACTAGATCATTTGAAGAAGGCTATTATCTATGCACACCGCATTGATTGGCTGGTTTCTGGTGATGATGGTCAAGAAACCTTCCATAAAAGATTGAAGAATGATCTGGAGGAAGAACCAAAATGGTGATGTACTGCTATCCTAAAAAGAGGTACTACGTCGCCACTGGATTTTGGAAGAATACGCGCGGAGGTGGCTTCAGGAATTTCCTTATCACTCCAAATTTTCAACGTGCATTGTCAGTATATCGTAGGTGTAAAGTGAAGACAAGGCAGATTGATGTTCGTGAGCGCGGGTCCGACCCATATGCCCTAATGTGGGAGAAGATGTGATGAACGAACGTATTCTAGAATTGGCCAAACAAGCAGGTCTCAAGAAAGAACACGCATCTGATCGTGAGTATATCGGTGATTTTGATTTGCGTCAGTTTGCTGAGTTGATTGTGCGGGAATGTGCTGATATCGCAACAATGAATGCTCATCAGTATGATACTGCTGGCTCATATGTACTGAAACATTTCGGAGTTGAAGAATGAACGAAAAAATACGACAACTCTATGACACTGCAATGGTCGCAGCTGGTAAGGAAAAACAATTCGAAACAACTCATCTGCATGTAGCAGAAAAGTTCGCCGAGTTGATCCTACAGGAATGCTGCCTTGTTATTGAGAAACACTATGAACCAGTGTATGATGGTCAACTTATCAAGCGATACTTCGGAGTAGAATGAGTGAAGACCTAGTCTACCGACTGCGGAAACGTGCTGAGATTCGGCGAAAGATACTTACTCGCAAGAGTGTACAGGAAGGTGAACCAGATCGAATCGCTGATCTCCTAGAAGAAGCAGCGAATGAGATCGAACGACTGGATAGTTCCCGTTCGGAACGGGAACTATCCTCTTAATAACCAAGCATCCGATTTCCATCACCCAGATTGTTAGTATGACAATCTCTGCTGCGTTGGTTGCAGTTCAGCATCCAAGTATTCATCAAACCACTCCAACCATTCCACCAATCTCCGTGGCCACTATAGCCACCAGGAGTACCCATGGGGTAGTTGTCTGAACTCAGTCTCCAGTAGGTGTCAATGTTAGGTTCTTTTACTTTGTAATAGATATTAAAAGAAATATTAGTAAGTGGTACTGGATGAGTTGATGGGCAACCAAATTTAGGATAAGCCATATGTGACTTGTGATCCGGACTGTCTAGGTTGACACCATCCCAACACTGCGGAAAATGTACACCCATTACCAGTGTGCTGCCAACAGGGCAATTGGGTATAGCACGACCGCCTGGTGGAGCAGTTACTCCATCAGGAACACTCTGGCAACTGTAACCAAAACTACTGCCGCTGGCATTGTCCGTAGCCTTGGCATTACCAGCAATCATTCTTAATCCTGCTGGTAGTGGCTGAATCAAACTAGGAGGAATATAGTGATATCCAGTCTTGTAGTAAATTTGATTGGCCTCTGCCTGAAGAGGGGTGTTGGTACGAGTATCGATAATGGTTGGAACCCAATATGAACTACGATTGGCGATACCACCACCACAGGTGGAATTGCCTGTGTTGGTCAAACTGTCAGTGGTACTGAACGCATCTGCTCCGGTATTGCCAAAGAATGTGTGTAGATGTGATGCTCCGTTCTGGCCAGGGTATATGATGGGATCGTTAAATCCCATGTGGCTGTAACCACACATCATTCTGAAAGCACCGATATCGGAAGTGGTAATATCGTCAGTTGCATAAAATTTCAAACGTAGATCGCTAAAGCCAGCGGCTCTTTTGGGCACTTGATTTATATCTACTACAGGCATATCGCCCATTTTCATGCTCAGGTTCTGCGCGGTGCTGGCTGGCGTAAACACCTGACATTCTTTTAGGTCATTGTGCCAATAATTCAAATAGCGACGAGAGCAGGTCCCACCCAGTGTGTCCTGACGATAGAACCACTTGTTGACTCCATCGCCCCAACGAACCATCTTTGTACCCTCAAATGAGTATGGTTGGTCGACCAAAGCAACACGACTCCAAGTGCCTGGTGGAATGTCTGGCAGTACATTATGTGACATCATGGACATGGGTACTTCTGGCATGACAAATGGTGCCACAACAGGCAACGCTGCCACTGGAATATAACAAGCTCTTTCAAAGTTACGTAATACAGGATTTGGATCACTACCAAAAGTACTCACACTGCAAGAATAAGTGCCTGGACCAACCGACTTGATGACATAAGGACCCGCTGGGTTTACATCAAAAGAAGTATTAGGTCCATAAGCAATCATTGTATCGATAGTAACAGTGCACTTTCTGCCCATGCCGTCACCACAACTAGCAATGGAAAACTCATGACCATTGTAGGTAAACGTGGGTCTGATTGGTGCTGACGCAGCAGGAGCAGGAGGTTGGGGAGGTGGCTCTGGCGTCGGAGCAGGAGGTTGGGGAGGTGGCTCTGGCGTCGGAGCAGGAGGTTCAGGTGCAGGAGCTGGTAAATAACAAGCCTTTAGGGTTCCCTTTATTGGATCTTTACCAAAACTCCAGTTTGTGCAAAATACTTTACCAGCTGCGAATTCTTTTAACACGAATTTGTCATTGGCACCATAAGCAACAACTGTTTTTTCTTTTATTTTGCAAGCACGCCATTCTTTTGCGCAGGGATTAGAATTAAACATCTTACCCTCAACAGAGAAGGTCTGTGCTGCTGTTGCAAAAGATAATGATGACAGCAAAGTGAATAATATGAATTTTATTTTCATTACAACTCCAATTGTTTAACTATCTTTATTTAGATAATAAATAACTTTACTTTTATAAAAAACAAAGGTATACTTTCATTATGAAATTCAAAGGAAAAGAAATTCTTGCTCATCTGATGAAGCAAAGATTTAATGGACAGGAACAGTGGTTCTGGATTAACCCAATCACAGGGTCAATTATATCCAAGAGGTTTGACACTCAGGATGCTGCTGATGCATGGTTTAATACTCTTGCCGACGCACATAATGAGTCATATGACTTCGTGAATAGACTGACAAATGGGAAGATATATAAAGTAAAGGCAGTAGTTGATTTTACTGCTATCCTGTCATCTACGAAGATCTGCCCATTCGATGTTGAGCAGGAAGGCAATACTCTTTCTGCTAATATCCTCGGTCTAGATATGTATGATGCCAGACTTAGGTTCAGAGAATACTTTGATGTTTTAGAATGGATTGAAAATGATTAAGAAAATAAAACTCGAAGAAGCAGTTGCTTTAACGCAACAAGCAGATTCCAAATGTATCAATACAGAAGTAACCCAACATGGTTACTGTGATACTTGGATCGTCAATTGCCTCGATGAATACTATCGGTTTAGTATGTATATTAGTAAGTATAATTCCTGGCATGGGGTAAATCCGCCATACACTGAGTTGACTAAGGTAAAACTAGTCGAGAAAATCGTAGTAACAACAGAATGGACTGAGTGCGAATGAAAGTCGATATTGGTCCACATAAGAGCTGGTTCGGTCCATACCAACTGGCAGAGAAGATCCTTTTCTGGATGGATAAGGAGAATGACAATTGTGTTCACAACTTTGGTCAATGGCTCGCAGGCGATTCCAATAAAGTGATCTCTCTAAAGAATGTTCTGGTAGATGACACCCAGTCCAATACACTTTGTAAGTTTCTTACTTGGGTAGATTCCAAGAAGAAGCGCAAGATCGAAGTGCGTATCGACAAGTATGATACCTGGAATATGGATGGTACTCTTGCATATATTATCCTACCAATGCTGAAGCAACTACAGGCAACCAAGCATGGCTCGCCTTATGTCGATGACGCAGATGTGCCAGAGAATCTTCGGTCAACTTCTGCTGAACCCAAAGAGAATGAGTGGGATACGGATAGTAACCATCACCTTCGTTGGGAGTGGATACTTGATGAGATGATCTGGGCATTTGAGCAACATCATCCAGACAATGATTGGGAGAAGCAGTTCCACTCTGGTGAGCATGACTGGCAGTGGAAAGAGTCTGAGACTGGGTATGAAAACCCAATTACTGGCAAGACGGAAAAGTGCTCGCAGATGTTCCATGGTCCAAACCATACCCATGTATATGATCATGAAGGTGCTAAGGTTTATTCAGACCGAATTGACAATGGGTTCAAGTTATTTGGTAAATACTATCGTGGACTCTGGGATTGATTGTGGATATCATCCCTACGATGATTATATGGATAAAGTATGATTATAGATCAAATCCGTTTCGCTTTTTGGTTGAGTTGGTTGCTTGGGCTATTAGCGTTGGGTGCGCTCTCACAATGGCTATCACAGTACCCGATCCGCCTCTTCTTTTGTTGTATCCTCTTTGGATTTTTGGTTGCTCTTTGTATTCATGGGCTGCCTATACTCGCCGCTCTTTTGGAATGCTCGCGAATTACATGCTCCTAGTCTCGATTGATTTGATCGGACTGACACGAATGATTTTTTAATTAGGAATTATGATGTTAAGAATTGAAGGCACGAATAATATCTCCTGTACAGTTATCGCTGACTCAGTTTGTGTTGGTGGTCGGATGGTAACTATGGAACTGGAATATCCACGATTCATCCACGCAGAGTTGATGACGCATCGGATGTTGAGTAAGAATGCCGCGAGTTCCAGGGCAATTCCTATCAAGAAGATGCATGAGACCATTATGGAAAAGACCGCAATGCCTGTACATTGGGGTAAGAACCAACCAGGAATGAGTGCCAAGGAAGAAGTAGAAGATCTCGTAAAGCAAGGTGCGCTTGGAGTGTGGAATGCAGCCAGAGATTCTATGCTAAGCCATTCCACTGTACTAAGTGATATGGGCCTGCATAAGCAGATTGCCAACAGAATTACTGAGCCATTCCAGATGATGAAGACTGTCATCTCTGGTACCGAATGGGCTAACCTTATCTGGCTTCGCCATCATCCAGATGCTCAACCAGAGTTCTTTGAACTGGCTGATTGCATTGTTAAGTGCCTAGAACAATCAGAATCAATACTTATTAAGTCAGGTGAATGGCATGTTCCTTATGTCAAGACAGAACGAGATATAGATGGAGTTCTGCGTTACTTTGACTCTGATGGTTTCCAACTAACCAAAGAAGATGCAATCAAGGTATCTGCCAGCTGCTGTGCTCAAGTTTCCTATCGTAGGAATGATGACTCACTGGAGAAAGCCAAGGACATCTTCGCTAGGTTGATTGAGTCTGAACCAATCCATGCCTCGCCGATTGAACATCAGGCGACTCCGATGAAATACAAGAATTCTGGTCTGTATTCTATTCATAAGGATCCAAGTACTTGGGAAGAAGGTATTACCCATATGGATCGGGATGAGAACTACTGGTCGGGTAACCTTCGTGGTTTCATTCAGCATCGTAAACTTATCAAGTCTGAAGCAAAATGGGGATAAGAGATTTCCTGATAGAGCAGGTCTACAAAATAAATGTAGACCTCGGGTGGCCAGTTATGGAAGACCTACGTACCTGGTCTAACAAAGATCTGCTTGAAGAGTTCGGAAACTTATCAGTTGAAGTATGGCGCAGGAAACAAGATGATCAATCCTAAGAGTTTGCTTGATGCTGTCGTAGAGATGGCCATGGAGATGGAAAAGACCGATCCTACGGACTTTGGTATGTTGCCCATCAATGAAGAAGATACTTATCGTTTTATTGCGAATTCAATCGTAGATAAGGTAATTTACGTAGATTCCCCTCTTGAGAGAGAATTGATGCTACTTTCTGCTTGCACGCACCTAGTGGTAGAAAATTTCGTGTTGAATCAACGACTTATGCGACGAAAATAGTAGGATTTCAGTAATTTACTTTTATTTCGTTTCGAGGTATAATAACTTATCGAAACGCAAAAGGAAAGAAAAATGACTGAATATCTGATTTCCCAAGGCTACTCCTCCGAAGAAATCCAGACGATCCTGGAAGAGATTGAGTGCCACAGGAAGAACGAAGAACTCCTGGCTTGGGTCGCTGCTGATCCATACACCTTCGAAGGTGAGCCAGTTGACATCGAAGTGTTTGAAGACTTTCCTTTCTAATCGGAGTATATTATGACTGTTTCAGAATTGATTGAAGTGCTGCGTGGGATGGACCAGGACATGGAAGTCACGGTGTGGAACACGGAATTGGGCATGACTGATCCCATTGATCGTGTGGAAGTGGACCAGGACGAAGTGGTGATTTTCTAAGGAATATATGAAGTCAATATATGCCTATACCCTTGGTCCTATTCGGATCGAAATCGAAGCCGACAACCTGGATGACGCAGATCATCTTTTAGAAAATACACTCTGTGAGTATTTCCCTGATGGCCAGCTGCCGAAGTGGCACCAATTCGAAGTCGAGTACTACCAGAATAATACCGGAATAAACCATGAGTGAACTATACCACATTATTTCTGCTCTGAAGGATCATTCCTCTACGCTGAACAAGCAGCAGATCCTCGAAGCCAATAAGGACAACGAAGTCCTTATGACAGCGTTCAATCTGACGGAGAACCCATTCTTCAACTTCTACATCACAGTAGATAAGAATGTCTGGGCAGGTGTTCCTGGTGGTAAGGAAGAAATTACCATCGGAGTGCTCAGTTCTGTTTTTGGTCAGCTCGCTGGGCGTAAGGTAACAGGACATGCTGCCCGAGATTTCTTGGCAGGTGTTCTGACTAGCCTGACTGAGAAAGACCGATCAATCCTCATCAAGATCATCAATCGAGATCTGGATTGTAACGTCGGTACTGCCATCTGTAACAAAGTTTGGCCAGGTCTGATTCCAGAGATGCCTTGTATGCTGGCATCGAAGATGGATGAGAAGGCAGCTGCATCAATTGTACCGAAGAAAGATGGTTACATCGTTCAGACGAAGATGGATGGTGGCCGAGCAATGGCTAGGGTACTTGATGATGGTACAGTAGACTTCCGCTCACGGAATGGTAAGGCATTGATGCTCCATGGGTTCTTTGACACTTTGCTGAGTAAGTTCCCTGGCTATGTGTTCGATGGCGAGTTGGTTGTCTTGTCAGGTACAGGAGTTGAGGATCGCAAGACTGGTAATGGTTTCTTTACCAAGGCAGTTCGCGGTACGATTACTCCACAAGAAGCAGCTCGGTTCCGGTATGTTGTGTGGGATATGATTCCACTGACAGCATTCTCATTCTGTCATTGCGAGGTTCCATACAAAGAACGTCTGAAGAACTTGATGGAAGCACAAGCATCGATGACTCCAGGGCTGGTGTTGTTGGTCCAGTCCAGGGTTGTGTCTAACTTGGAGCAAGCAGAGAGGTTCTATGAAGAAATGCTCGAGCGCGGCGAAGAAGGTGCAATCCTGAAGTTCGCTGATATGCATTGGGAGGATCGTCGTAGTAAGAAGATGATCAAACTCAAGGAAGAAAAAGATATCGATGCCGAAGTAATTGGTGTTACTGAGCACACGAAGGTGCCAGGATGGGTCGGTTCGTTGACCTGCAAGACCGCCGATGGTCTGGTAAAGTTTGACGTCGGATCTGGCTTTACTGAAGCAGATCGTCAGAAACCATTTGATTATTATTTTGGGAAAATTGTGAAATGCAAGTATAATGCATTGATCAGCAATAAGACATCGACGATCAAGTCGTTGTTCCTGCCGATCTTTGTTGAAGTTCGTGATGATAAATTGACTGCTAATATGATTGGAGATTTGAAATGAATGCTATTGAATTTGCTACGGCTATGTCTACTAATGTCTACAACATTGAATTCGAGAAGGTAGATGGTACGATTCGGAAGATGGTCTGCACGCGTATGAGTGACAGGATCCCAGCCGAAGCTGCGCCTAAGAAGGCAACTGTTATTGAGGAAGCAACTACTGCTGTTCCTGTGTTTGATATTGACCTCGAACAGTGGCGTTCGATCCGACCTAATTCAATTAAGACCATGGAGGTTGTATAATGAATGTGAATTCGCTAGATGATGTTGGTAAGAAGGCTCTCAAGGAATTCTGTATTGAGATGAGTTCCTCGATGTTTCGTGGAGAAGCAGAACGTACTCTTCAGAGGGAAGCCATCAAGGACTTCGCTGATAACTATGAGATAGATAAGAAGATCCTGCGTAAGATGGCTCGAGTCTATCACAAGCAGAATTTCTTCACCACTGTCGAAGAACAGAATGAGTTCGAGGCAGTGTACAACCAAGTATTTGAAACAACGAAAGCAGCTTAATGAGCACATGTATTGAAGATGTTGAGAAGTTTATGGTCGCAGTTGGCCAGACAGTTGCTCATGATAATGGAACACAGGCATTGCTGTATCGCAAGTTGATCCTGGAAGAATATACCGAACTACAGGAAGCATTGAGTGCTGAAGATGATACCGAGACAGCAGATGCTATTTTCGATCTCTGCTGGGTAGCTATTGGCTATGCTATGTCTCGTGGTTGGGATATGCCAGCAATGTGGACAGAAGGTGCTCAGAGCAACCTAAGCAAGATCGACCCAGAGACTGGCGTAGTCAAACGTCGCCCCGATGGTAAGATTCTTAAGCCAGATGGATGGCAACCACCAAACTTCGCTCAGTTCGTCTAAACAATGCCCTTCGGGGCATTTTACATTTATTCAGGATTCAGGTATAATATATTCCTACTTTGAGGAAATCTGATGGCATGGAATCCACCTGAGACGAGAGAAGAAATTAAGGATACCCTGTTCTTTATGGGAGTTCCCTACGTATACGAGAAGTTGATGGAGCCACGTGGCCATGTCTACTTCTTTGAACTACCCAAGGAGAACTCCATCGCTATCTATAGCCCGAACTATATGAAGTTCAACAAGAAGACGTTCAAGAGTCCATATGATCTCAAACGAGAGATCATGCGCGTGTTTGCCTATCTGCTTTGATTTTACTTTTATTCAAAGTTCAGGTATAATAACTTATCGAAATTTGAAAGGAAAGAAATGGCTACTACTGCGAAACGTCTCGCGATCGTCGAAAAGTTGATGAAGAAGACTGGCGAGCCAGAAGTCAACAACCTGCGCTATCAGGCTAGCCTGATGCACGCATTGAATTACTACAATGCAGAGTACGACAACAAGCAGAAGAAGGCTTGGTTCCTCGCATACTTCAAGAAGGAAGCAAAGTTTCCTACGAGCGAAATCCATGACCGCGAGTTCCGCACTGCTGGCACCCTGTGCCGTATGTTGGCTCTGGGCAATGCTCTTGAAGACAAAGAGATGGATTTCCTTCAGAATGAATTCATTCGGATCAAGGATCTGTCCAAGCCAGCTGTCGCTGAAGTTGCTGTCAAGAAGGTCAGCGTCCAGGATCTGATGGAAGACAAAGCCAAGGAATTCATGGCTGACTTCAATGGCATCCTCGACGAGTTCGTGATGGATCGTAAGGCGATTCCTGATATTGATCGCCTGATGAAGAATCCTTTGACGACTCCTGTGGCCAACAAGGTCGCTCTGAAGATTCAGCGTACCTTGCTCGAGTTGCGTGAGGCAGTAGCTGGTAACGATGAGTATCTGGTTGAAGGCTATAGCAACTTCAAGAAGACCGAGCTGAAGAAGTTGCTGGCTGCGTATGAGACCCTGACCGAGCGTCTGACTCAGATGAAGAAGGTCGTGGTTCGCAAGACTCGTACTCCGAAGGCAAAGCCAGTCGGTGTGATCGTGGCGAAGATGAAGTTCGCTGCTACCAATGATGATCTCGGTCTGAAGTCGGTTAGCCCGACGTCGATCGTCGGAGCTGATGAGTTGTATTGTTTCAATACCAAGACTCGCAAGATGCAGGTCTACAAGGCTCTGGATGGTATGACTCTGACTGTCAAGGGTACGACGATCATGAATTATGATATGGAGAAGTCTGGTCAGAAGACTGTGCGTAAGCCAGAGACTCTGTCTCCTCTCTCGGATAGGGGTAAGCGTGTGTATGGCCAGTTTATGAAGGCACTGACTGCGAAGCCTGTTGTACCGAATGGTCGGATTAATGCCGACACCCTCCTCCTCGCTACTTTTAAGTGAAAGATTATGGCAATCCTTATTGATTATAGTCAGCTGGTAATTGCTAGTTGCCTTGCCTTCGGTTCTGATATGGACAAAGGCAAGGACACCAAGAAAGCAATTGACATCATTCGTCATGCCACCCTGTCTAGTCTGTTGAAGTATAAGACCGACTACTCAGCCAAGTATGGTGAGGTAATTCTCTGCGCTGATGGTGGGAAGAACTGGCGTCGTGGGTATTTCCCATACTACAAGGCATCGCGCAAGGGTTCGCGTGAGAAGTCCAATACTGATTGGAATACGATCTTTACCTTCGCCTCTGAGTTGCTCGGAGAACTGCGCACGATCTTTCCATACCGAGCTATCAAGGTCGATGAGGCAGAGGGCGACGACATTGTGGCTGTTCTGACCAAGTACCTTACGGAGAATGACACAGTCCAGCAGGGATTGGTATCTGATCCTGCTCCGATCCTGATCGTGTCAAGTGATGGTGACTTCAAGCAGCTGCATAAGTTCAAGAATGTCCGTCAGTGGAATCCATTGATGAAGAAGTTCGTGGCCAAGCCAGAACCAGACTTCCTACTTGAGAAAGTTATCAAGGGTGATGCAGGTGATGGAGTTCCGAATGTGCTTTCTCCGGATAATATCTTTACCGTAGATGGTCGTCAGAAACCAGTTACAGCCAAGGTAATGGATCGGTTTAAGACGCAGACTGGTCTGTCTGATGTTGATCAACGTAACTTCCAACGTAACCGCACCCTGATTGATTTTGACTATATACCTAATGAAGTACAGGAGAAAATTCTCTCTGTATATCATGAGCAACAACCGAAGCGTGACCTAAATGCAATTATGTGTTACTTGATGGAACATCGCTGCCGATTACTTCTAAATGACCTACAGGCATTCTAACTATGAGCAATATCTCTGAAATTATCTCTGCTGCTAATGTCGATATCAATACTCTCAAGCAGCACAGCGGAAACAGATATCTCCGTAACCTAATGGAAGCTGCCTACATCCCTGAGAAGAAGTTCGTTCTTCCAGAGGGCATCCCTCCATTTAAGGGGAATCTCCAGCACCCAGATCAGTTGAGTGGTGCTTTCTGGCAAATCGCAAAGAAGATCGAGAACTTCCAACGAGCAGAACTAATTCCTCTTCGTCGAGAAAGTCTGTTTATCCAGGCACTAGAATCTGTCAGCGAAATTGATGCCAAGATTCTTATTGCTGTTAAGGAACAGACACTGCATAAGATGTTCAAGAATCTGACTATGAAGAACCTAAAGGCGATTGGATACTTCGAATAATGTCAAAGTTCCACCAGTTCTATATGGATGTGGCCACTGGCGCAGCCAATCTTAGTTATGCTAAACGAGCCCAAGTCGGAGCAGTGGCTGTTAGAGATAGAAACATCCTTGCCTTTGGCTACAATGGAACTCTGCCAGGAACAAGTAATGTCTGTGAAGATGAGAACGGAAATACCAGGGCAGAAGTAATCCACGCTGAGGAAAACCTGTTAATGAAGATGGCCAGGTCTTCAGTCTCGGTTGAGGGAGCAGTTGTATACGTAACGATGGCTCCCTGTATCAACTGCTCTAGGCTTATGGCCAATGCAGGAATATGGAAGGTAATTTACCGAGATACATACCGAGACTTATCCGGAGTTGACCTACTCAACAAATATGGCATCGAAGTAAAGCAATTACAGACTATTCTTGATCAAGAGCAGAAAACGATGTGGAGTGTCTTAGACTGAAATCATTTTACTTTTATTCAATTTCGAGGTATAATAACTTATCGAATTGAAAAGGAAAGAAAAATGAAAGTTGGTGATCTGGTTAAGTCGTTTGATTTTGTTGGCGATTACTCCTGCTATATGCTCGGTCTCGTGGAAGAGATCTCGGAAGCGAATGGAACTGTGACCTGCCACCTGGTCGGTCGCATCTTCGAAGACGAAGTTGTTGAAACTAAAACGGACAAGTTTACTGCGCCTCTGAATGGCCAGTTTATGTTTGATCGTGCTGATTTTCCTCGGATCTTGGTGTGCGAATGAAAATATATCTTGATATGGATGGCGTCCTCGCCAACTTCAATAAGAAGTATGAAGAAGTGTTCGGGATTGACCCAGCTCTGGTCGCCAAGCAATCTGCTGAATCAGACAAGAACTTCCAGGAGTTTATTCTTGGTCACCATTTCGTGAACCTGGAATATATGCCGAACGCCAAACGTCTGCTTGAGTTCGTCGATGGGCTTGATGTTGACATCGAGATCCTGAGTTCTTCTGGTGGTGCTCTGCATCATGAAGAAGTCGAGATGCAGAAGAAGATCTGGTTGAACAGCAAACTGATCCATTACCCAGTGAACATTGTTCCAGGTGGTAGCAAGAAGGCTTTATTCGCTGCTCCTGATCGAGTCTTGATTGACGATACAGAACGAGTCGTCAACAAATATCGGGAAGTGGGTGGTGTTGCGATCCTGCATCGTGATGATGATATTGAACATACATTTTATGAACTGACGAGGATCTTTGGACAATGAACAAGCAAGAAACTGAACTGCTAACTATAACTCTGGAGGAGTGCGCTGAAGTAATTCAGGCTATCTCCAAGTGTTTCCGATTCGGGATGGATGGTCAATGGCCGATTGGTGCCCCGACCAACAAACAGCATCTGGAAGAGGAGATTGGTGACTTGATGTGTATGATTGATATCCTTGAACGAAAGGGTATTATCAATGCAGATACTGTGCATGCAGCGACTCTGAACAAACGTGAGAAACTATCTAAATGGAGCAATGTGAACCTATGACTACCTATACAAGTGAAGTTATTCTTGATCCGGAAACTGGTGAGTACATTCTTGATCTTCCTGTTGAAGTTACATATGAACTTGGCTGGAACATCGGTGATACCCTAGACTGGACAGTAAATGATAATGGCCAAGTAATCCTTAAGAAAGTAACTAAAATGAAGACATTTGCCGTAGAAACAGTTTCCTCCTTCCGTCATGTATATTTCGTCGAGTGCGAAAGTGAAGAGCATGCACTGGATACTGTAGCAATGGAAGAGGCTGAGCATTATTTCCAGCATCATCTGGGTGAACATATTATCACTGCTCGAGAAGTAAACAAGAGCGATATGGTCAAGATCATCCGTGAGACAGAACAGCCTAACCTGACTATGGAAGAATTCGAAAATAAAGGATGGATTCAGAACTGCGTTCACGTGGTTGACTACACGATATGAATGCTACCTTCGTGATCTATAGTACCGACACGGAGGCATTGGCTAGTATGGATGAGATTGTGCGGAGGGTTATATCTAAATCCCTCGGCACAGTCGTCATTACTCCAAATATAGACGAAGAACAGAAGATGTATTATGAGTTCGTAGTCAATGTCGAAAGTGACAAATTAAATTTAGTATGAACATTTTCCAACTTGATAAAGACCCAGTTATTTGCGCCGAGTTCCATCTTGATAAACACGTCGTCAAGATGATACTCGAATATAGTCAACTTCTCTCAACTGCCCACAGACTACTCGATGGAAAACAATCAGAATCCCTCTCCAAAACAGGTCGCCGCACTACTACGTGGAGGCTGGACGATGACAGGGACTCTATCCTGTACAAAGCAACTCACAGCAACCATCCCAGCGCAATCTGGGCACGTAAATCTTCGGGGAACTACAGGTGGCTCCAGGCTCTGTTGGCTAGTCTTGCCACCGAGTACACTTTCCGTTATGGAAGGAAGCACAAGTGCGAAACAGATGGACTTATTTCTCGTCTAGAGATTCTTCCGACCAATATTCCCATTGGTGAAATGACCCCAATCCTGTTGGCTATGCCTGATGACTACAAAGTAGCTGATGGAGTTGAGTCCTATCGTAATTATTATCGCCTCGGTAAACCACATATTCATTCCTGGAAAGGCAAAGTAGCTGGTCGCCCAGTTCCCTCCTGGATTGGTGGTTAAATAGAAAGTGTGATACACTTAGGAGGGCATATGCCTCTATACGATAGAAGATGTTCGAGTTGTGAAGCAGTGTTTGAGATTACCTGCAAGATCAGCGAGAAGTCAAATGAATTTGCTTGCCCTGAATGCAAGTCCACTGCCGGAGAATGGCAGATTGGGTCACCAATGGCAATCGCACCAGATAGATTGGGTCGTGGTAGAGATGGTGGTATGAAAGAAGTTCTTCAGAAAATCCATGCGGCAAATCCGAAGGGTACTCTGAGCGAACGCAACTCATTCTAACTTGCGTAATCTTTTAGTTTCTGTTATTTTGTCATTTGCGTCCTCGGTTGTTTCAGCCTGGGACGCAGATCTCATTGCAGAATCGTTAAAAGATAAATCCGCAGAAGTCCTTGACAGGGCTAACCCTCTACTAAGTACAATTGTGATATCATCGAAACTTCCTGATAAAGAGAAGTTATCAATGATCAACGAAAGAGTAAATAAAGATATTCAATTCCAAACTGATATTGATAACTGGGAAGCCATTGATTATTGGGCAACTCCAGTAGAAACCCTGACCAGAGGAGCAGGGGATTGTGAAGATTATGCGTTACTGAAATACTTTAGTTTATTGATAGCTGGTGTAGATCAATCAAAACTAAAGTTCCTTTATGGCAGGAATAATGTTTCTGCCCATATGGTTCTTGTGTATTATGAATGTTCGTTATGTGATCCATTAATTCTAGACAATCTGACTGACGATATAAAGCCTCTTACTTCTAGAATTGATATAACCCCTATCTTTCAGTTTGATACTACGAGTCCCATTAGAAGATGGCATGATGTATTATCAAGAACAAAATCTGAAGGGTTTTACTAAGAAAGAAACACATGGCAGCAACGAGAAGAACACCAGTACAAAAAAGAGAAGAACAAATTGATGGCGATGAGGCAATGCATCGCCACCAGCCTGCTAATAATTCTCTTAAGATTAAACTCGACCATCTCAAGACATTCGAGCCTCTAACTGATAATCAACGTAAGTTCTTTGATCTATATCGCGGCGGTGCATATTGCGTCGGATTATTTGGTAGTCCAGGCGTCGGTAAGACATTTCTATCAATGCTCAAAGCAATCGAGGAAATTCTGGATAAAACCAATTCCTTCAAGCAAGTAGTTGTTGTTAGAAGTGCAGTCCAGGTGCGTGACCAGGGATTCGTTCCAGGTGACTTGGATGAGAAGATGGCTATCTATGAACAGCCATATAAAGAAATTAGCCAGACTCTGTTTGGTCGCCCAGATGCTTGGGAACGCCTGAAGGAACAAGGGTTCGCTAGGTTTATTTCTACTACTGCCATTCGTGGTATCAGTATTGATGATGCAATCATTATCGTCGATGAATGCCAGAGTATGACATGGCATGAACTGTCATCAGTTATTTCTCGCACTGGCCATCGCTCGAAGATAATCTTCGTCGGTGACTTGAAGCAGAATGACTTGGTAAAATCAAGGAATGATATCTCTGGTCTGAAGCAATTCCTCGAAGTGCTATATACGATGCCAGAGTTTCAGTCGATTGAATTTACGCCAGATGACATTGTGAGATCATCATTAGTGAAATCATTCATCGTAGCATGTGACAAACTAGGATATTAAAATGATTACAGCAGACCAACTACGCAGCATCCTACCTAACTGTAAAGATCCAGTAGGCTGGTCTGCTGCCCTTAATGATCAGTTACCTAAGTTCGGAATTACGACTCCGCAACAAATCTCAATGTTCATTGCTCAATGTGGACATGAGAGTGGTGAGTTGAATGTTATTAGCGAGAACCTAAACTACTCAGGTGAGAGACTACTTGTGGTCTTTCCTAAGTATTTCAGGGGAGTTGATGTTGCGCAATACCATCGACAACCTGTGAAGATTGGCAATCGAGTTTATGCCAGTCGTATGGGTAATGGCCCAGAGGCATCCGGAGAAGGCTATAAGTATCGTGGGTCTGGTCTTATCCAGCTGACTGGTAAGGAAAACTTTACCAAGTGCTCACAGGCTCTGTTCAAGGATGACAGGCTCGTAACTAATCCTGATCAGGTTCGCACTGATAAGACTATTGCTCTTCAGACTGCTCTTTGGTATTGGGACTCGAGGAAGTTATCCTCTGTTTGGGATGTAATTACTGTTTCGAAGATTATCAATGGCGGAACCCATGGGCTTGAGGATAGAACTGCTAAGTACAACAAGGGAATCTCGGTGTTAAAAGGCTAATATGTACCAGTATAAGTGTAAGGTCATCAAAGTCATCGACGGAGACACTGTTGATATCGACATTGATCTTGGATTTAATGTTATTCTATCTAACCAACGGGTTCGCCTCGCTGGTCTTGATGCTCCGGAATCGCGAACGACTAATCTTGAAGAGAAACCTCGTGGTCTTCTGTCAAAGAAGAAAGTCGAAGAGCAACTTGCAGTCGGTGCTTGGGTAAAGATCAATACTATCAAAGATGACAGCAATGATAAGTTTGGTAGGATTCTTGGTGAGTTTATTCTAGATGATGGAACCAATGTGAACAACTGGCTTATCGAGAATAACTATGCTGTTTCTTACACTGGACAGAACAAGGAGTTGGTGCAGGAAGCGCATCAAGCAAACAAGAAGTTGCTTATGGAGCGAGGGGAACTATAGAGACCTATATCATCGCTACAGTTGAATTATACCTGATAAAAAACGAGAGTAAAATAAATTATTGATACAATATTATTAAAGGAAGTGTTACAATGAGTTATATTATAGGTTCATTACCACCAATCAAATGTTTCGTTAAACGAGAATTTCTATATAATTTCGAAAAGGGTCATGGTGAATTAGAACCCGCAGTATGGATTAGTCTCAAAGCATTGCGAGGTCAGGTGTTTCGTATTGAGTCATTATTGCCAAATTATGGAGCACTATATGACAAACTACCCATTCATGCATATGTGTGGCACGAAGACTACACTGGAAAATTACCCATAGATACTTTACAGCTGTGGGATTGCATGGGGTATCGGTTTACCATTGTTGAGAAAATAAGTCTTCGTAATCTAGGTGTTAAGTTTCTCGGCAAAGACAAAGAATGGCATTTTGGAACCTATTTGTTTACAGTAGATTTTTGTGCTGAAGGAATGGATGTAGATACTGGATTTACTGAAGTTGCTGAAGAACATAAGTCATTTAACTTTATCCGATTAGAAAACGGCCAGTTCGCATGTCAACCAAATAACCGATGCTTGTGGTATGATCAAAGTTTGATTCCTGCTGATGTTAAGTTCCCAGATTTCCAAGCTGCACAGAATCTATGGAGTGTGGATGGCTCTCGCAAATGGGCAGCTGGTGATGATTGGTTTTACTCGATTGATAATAGAAAATGAAACTTATTGAACATGAAGCATTGAAGTCGGTCTGTAAAAGGATCGACTCACCCGACGGCAGAAAGTACCAAACTCCGGAAGGAAACAGTTACCCCTCGGTCACGAGCATTATTAGCATAATGGGTGAGGAGTTTATTCGTGCCTGGAAAGAATCAGTTGGCGAGGCTACGGCTAACGAGATCAGCCGAAAAGCAGCTACGCGCGGTACACTTATCCACGAGAACTGCGAGAACTACCTCCAAGGGAAACCCCTGACATTTGGTATGTTCGAGCAAGAAGAACGTAAAATGTTCGAGAATCTAATGCCAGTTATGGAGTCGATTGAGGAAGTGCATGCGATGGAATCCGTGCTGTACTCAGATACTCTTAAGTTCGCTGGCACCGTAGACCTGATCGCCAAAATCAATGGCGAGCTGTGCATCCTGGATTGGAAGACCAGTGGTCGTTATAAGTCCTCTGAGGACATCCCAAACTACTTTACCCAGGCAGCGGCGTATGCCTATGCCTTCTGGGAAATGACAGGAATTACTGTCCCAAATATCGTAATCGCAATGACTACGGAAGAATTTGGTTTACTTTTATTCAAGGAACCAGTGAAAAAATGGATCCCTGAGTTCGTCGAAATTCGCAAGGAATACGCTCGCCAGCGAGGTTGTTGATTTACTTTTATTCAGTTTCGAGGTATAATAACTTATCGAAACTTGAAAGGAAAGAAAATGACTATCGCTGAACGTAACCAAGCCTGTCTCCTCGCTGCCGCTGCATTCCGTGATGCCTTTGCTCTGATGGACGAGGCTCTTGGCTTCGAAGCCTCCTCCGAGTTGGCTGATCAGAACCTGCTCTCCATTATCTGGGCACTCGAGAAGGTCGAGTCTGTGGGGGTGGCAGCATGAAGAAGAACGACAGGGAGTCGTATCCCTATCGCCTCATGGGGGCACTCTCCAGAGCTCTGGAATTTGGAGCTGTGGCAGATGTGGATGCCATTGGCATGGTATTTGATGTCAGCTTCCCTGAAACTGGAAGAAGATTCACCGTGCCGTATGCGTATGACGATTTTATGGCCTATGAATACCTCCAGGATCTGGAGATCCTGATTGCGAACCTGGAATTCGCTGCACTCATGGAAGCTGAGTTGCAGGCTACGCGTGAACGTGCTTTGGCCAAACTGACCGATACCGAGCGCGCAGTACTTGGACTTTGATTTACTTTTAATCAAGTTAGCGGTATAATAATCTTTTGAACTTTGAAAGGAAACAAAATGCAAGTTTACTGCCTGTTGGGTGCTCGTGATTGTTGTGATGAACTTCTTGGCGTCTTCGCTACCTTGGAAGATCTCAAGGACGTAGTTCTGGCTGGCACTGGTCGTGAGGAATACGATGGTGCTTGGTGTTATGATCGCATGGGCTATGTCCAGACAGAACTGGGATCGTCTATCGATGTCCGTGTTGAGTTCACAGACGTTGAGTTCCGTGATTCTGGTTTTTACGCCTAAGGAGAAAGACATGAAGGGTGGTACTCTGTTCTTTCGAGTTATTCCTGCTGATCGTGATCGTGGTTACGTTCTGTTGACTGCTTGGTCTAAGCCAGTGGTTCGTGCTTCATGCTACACGAATAGTTCGCTGACTGCTCCGAGCCGAGCATCTCTGAATGCATTGCTCGCTAGCATCAAGGCTACTTCTGGTGCTGAGACTCTGGTTGATGCAACTGAACCAGGTATTGTCAAGAAGCTGGCTAAGCTGTTCGGTGAAGTTCCTGTCGTTACTCCTGAGGAAACTGTATGATCCCCATCTTTGATCTTAGTTCGTTTTCGTATAACAAACAGACGAAGCATCTGACGATGTACAATGAAGCCACAGTTCATCCGGAGTTCTTTATTCGGTCGAACCACACTGGACGCACTGTTCGGTTCATCGTTGATCAGGCAGATATGATTCGGAATGAGTTTTACGATGGCGAGATCGCTACGTTCATTCCCTATGAGTATGAAGAACGAATCAATGTTACCCGTGTTGTAATTATTCGAGGAGAAGGTTAATGTCTGTTATGTCTAATCTCGCAATCGATCTTGGAAATATGATCGGTGAGGGCTACTCTAATTCTGTTATTGCAGAGGAACTCGGTGTCTCTGTTGATATCGTCGCGCAGTTTCGCGAAGAGGTCTACCAGAACCATGATTATGGTTACGATGAAAGCATGGATGGTGACTTTGATTCTGCTCTGGCTTCTGCTGGGTTTGGTACCGATGAAGATTATGGCTACCATGGTGAAGAATAATGGCTAAACTAAAGTTCAAATCAGCTGCTGAGAAACGTCAATACGAAGAGAATCTGCGCAGCTGGGAAAACTTGAAGTCTAAATACCCACCAGCCCTGTTGAAACGTAAGAAAGACACGGACTGGTCGTATTCTCTTCCAGTTGGACGTAATACGGAGAAATTGCAGAGTTTGGTGACCCCTGGTGGTTCAACTGCTGCAAAACAATCTATGATGTACACTGGAGACAAAATCAAGGGTATTGGGACGATGCATAAGTCCAATATGGTCCCTGTGTTCTCCAATGACGAGGCTAAAGACCTAGCGTCGATGCGACGATAGTAGTTTACTTTTATTCAACTTCGAGGTATAATAACTTATCGAAGGTTGAAAGGAAAAGAAAATGTTTGAATCGCTCGCTACTTGGATGTTCGCGCCTGGCTCTTGGAATGATGCCGTGGTTTATCTTGGTGTCCTGACTGTTGTTAGTCTGGCTGCTCTTGTTGCTTTTGGAGAATAAAATGCAAAGATACGCAATGTACACGAAGGCTGGTAATGTCGTCATTCACCGTATGGTTGAAGAGGCTCGGGACCAGAAACTGGCTTGGCCAGAAGTGCTGCATAACCTGCACTACATCAGCGTGAGCACCAAGCATAAAGAGTCGACTGATACAGCTGTGCGTGAGTCAGTGTACCAGGCTCTGTTTGAAACGATCTAAGGAAATATATGAAGAAATTGTTGATCATCATTAGTGTTCCGCTGCTCCTTTCGGGTTGTGGTAAGTTTAACCAGATGGTAGAATCTTCAGTATCTGGGTTTACTATTCGGTGTATCGAAGGAACGACGTTTGTAATTCTTGATTCTGATCGCGGTGTTGCGATCACCCCTCTTGTCGGTCAGGATGGGCTCCCTAAAATGTGTGAGGTGCAAAAATGAAGATGTTTATGAAATACCTGCCTGCAATCAATATCTTTTGCGCAGCAGTTATGTTGGTTGTTATGATTCAGCAGTTCATAAAGGGTGATACTTTTAGCGCAATCCTGTCAGCCATAATCTTAGTAGCTAACTTGATTAGTTATTTTAGTATCGAGAAGAAAAATGAATCTGTGCATTGATTGTATCCACTTTCGTCGAGTCGAGAAGTTCGATTCAAAGGGAAACTGCACCCATTCTCAGGCAGTTATCGCCTATTCCCCGATCGATGGCTCAGCGACCTATAAGTCAGCTGAAGAAATGCGTGCCTCACTTTCTCTTTGCCGATATTCTGGTGTTCACTTCAAGTCGAACATAGTCGAAGCCAAACCTACAGTCTGGCAAAACCTGACCCGATGGTATCGGTAGTAAGGTATTTCTTCATAGCAATGCTCTTGTTGGTAGCTCTGTTACCAGCAAGCATTGCCACACCACCAGATGTAGAGTGGCCATCAGATGAGTTACTCACTGAGTACAAGTGTATGGTCACTGCTCTATACTTCGAGGCTCGAGGTGAAACAGCCATAGGAATCCAGGCAGTAGCCAATGTTATTCTGAACAGAACTGCACATCGCAAGTTTCCTGATAGCGTATGCGCAGTTATTAAGCAAAGGAACAAACGTACCTGTCAGTTCAGTTGGAATTGTGACAGAAAACCAAATATATTACCAAAGGTAATTGACCCAAAGATAAAGGACATTGCATTCTCTGCAGTGGTTACTAAATCATTAGATGATGTCACTGGTGGCGCATTGTTCTTCCACAGCAAAACAGTAGAAGGTTGGGGCGGCCTAAATAAGACGAAGCAAATCGGTAATCACCACTTCTACAAATATAAGGATCATTATGGCAACTAGAAAACAAACAGCTAAACAGAAGGACGATGATCGCGTATCACAGGGCGATACGGAGAATCATTCCGTACAGTTGCTATTCGGCGAAATTGATATCGATATTTCGGCAGTTATCTGTGCATGGATTCTTGAGTCAAATATGGCCACAGATCCAGAAGAAAAGCCAGCGGCATTGACTATGATGATCAATAGCGTTGGTGGTGATCTACATGCTGCATTCGCTATCATTGAATGTATGCGAGGAAGTGCTATTCCTGTTCATACGGTAGCATTGGGTAATATTTGCTCAGCTGGTCTGATGATCTTTATGAGTGGTCAGAAACAGTTTAGAACTCTGACTCCAACCTGCACGATAATGAGCCATAACTACTCAACTGGAATTGTCGGCAATCACCATGAACTTCTGGCCATTCAGAAGGAACTGAACTTTACGCACCAACGTATTCTTGACTTGTATAAGAAGTGCACTGGTCTGCCAGAGAAGGTTATTCTTGAGAAGTTGATCGGCAATCAGGACACCTACCTGACCCCAACTGAGGCACTGGCATTGAAACTAGCAGATAGGATCGCAGGATTGTAGGAACTCTAAATAATCCATCGAGAACTATTTTGATGGATTGCCATGCTGGATTTTAGAACCTACATCAGTGAGGCGACGAACGCCCACATGACGCACATTGCCGACCTGCCTTTTATCGAAGGTGTGGAAGGAACGCGTAAAGCCATTGCATATCTTCACGATCTGAGGGACTTCCTAAAGGGCAGTCCCTCTTCTCACATTACAAAGAACAAGATGTCCGTTAAGTTCGACGGAGCACCTGCTGTGTTCATGGGCATCGATCCAACTGACGGAAAGTTCTTCGTTGCCAAGAAGGGTATCTTCAATAAGAACCCACTGGTCTATAAGACACAGGCTGAGATTGATGCTGACCTAAATGGTGATCTGAAAGAAAAGTTCTCAATCCTACTCAAGGAATTACCTAAGTTAGGCATCAAGTCTGGAATCTTCCAGGGCGATCTGATGTTTACGAAAGCAGATCTAAAGAAAGAAACAATTGATGGTGAGCAGTATGTATGCTTCCACCCGAATACGATTGTTTATGCCGTACCAGTATCTTCTCCTCTTGCTGCCAAAATTCAAGCAGCTAAGGTCGGCATTGCTTTCCATACTGAATACACCGGAACAGAGTTCGCTAACCTATCAGCGAACTTCGGTAATAAGATTGTTCCGAAGTTCAAAGAAACCAAGAGTATCTGGGCAGTTGATGCTGCCTTTGAGGATGCATCTTCAGTAGCGACTCTTTCTCCAGCGGAGGAAGCAAACGTCGATACTCTCCTTGGTGGAATTGATAAAGTATTCAAGAGCATCGATGGTACAATGCTCAATGAAATCCATAAGGATAAAGAACTACTAGATCTGGTCTTGATCTATATCAACTCCAAGGTCAAACAGAATGTCAGATCAGAGTTGGCCGCTAACAAAGCAAGTGGATTCGCCAAGTTTATTGATGATCGATATCAAAAAGAAATTGAGAAAAGAGCCAGCGCAGCAGGTAAGGCTACGCAAGAAGAAAAGCGATTAAGAGTTCTTCAGTATTTCAAGAAACATGAGAACAAAGAGATCGCAAAGATCTTCCTCGTTGCTGATATGATTGATGAGTTAAAGGGTATTCTTATTGCCAAGATGAACCAGATTGGTGGTATGAAGCACTTCGTAAAGACCAACAGTGGATTTAAGGTAACCTCGCCTGAGGGATTTGTTGCTATCAATAGCGACAATGAGGCAGTGAAACTAATTGATAGATTTGAATTTAGTCAGAATAACTTCTCTCCAGAGATCGTCAAAGGCTGGGCTAAATAATACATTCGTCGATTGTCAAACCACAATGAAAAATTACAAATCACTCATTCAAGAAGTTGCATCATCAACCATCGTACTTGGCTTTGGTCGGTTGAATCCGATCACCAATGGACATGCACTTTTGCTTGATAAAATTCGCAAGACAGCTGCTGCTAATAAAGCAGAGCATGCGATGTATATCACAAAGACACAAGACAAAAAGAAAAACCCACTTCCCATTGATCGGAAATTGTTCTGGGCGAAGAAGGCATTTCCTCAAGTAAATTTTGTTGGTTGTGATGACAAGATTCGCACAGTTATTGAAGCAGCAAAAGAACAGGATGGCAAGTATAAGAATCTGATTCTTGTTGCTGGTTCTGATCGTGTTCCTGCTTATGAGTCTTTACTGAGCAAATACAATGGAACTGAATACAACTTCGATTCCATCAAGGTAGTCTCCGCTGGCGAGCGCGATCCGGATGCTGATGATGCCACTGGTATGAGTGCCTCAAAGATGCGCGCAGCTGCGACCAGTAATGATTTCGTGACATTCAAAAAGGGTGTTCCGGATTCGATCAAAGAACCAGATGCTCGTAAACTGATGCAGGAACTGCGTACTCATATGGGCATCAAGTCCGTAGCTGAGATGGCGATTCAAGTAAGTCCTGCAAGAAATGCATATTACCTCGGTCAGACTTTCTTGGTCGGGCAGGTAGTCAAAGAAGGCGATGAGTATTTCGAGATCCTCGATCGTGGAAGCAATTACGTAACAGTCTCTGATATCAATGGGCATATGAAGCGTAAGTTCATTGAGTCACTGGTCGTCGAAGATATCCAGATGCCATATGCATCACCAGAAGATGAAGATATGGGATTTTCCTTCAAGGGATTCCATCCTTCTGAATCATTCCTTAAGAACCATGATGTAGTATCGGCATACCAGGCCACAATTGGTCGCTACGAAGAAGGAAAGATCGGCGATGCAGTAGGGATCCTTCGTGCCATGCAAAACACCGATGAGATGATGCAGCATATCGAGAAGATTGTTGACCTCGGTGAGCATGAAGGTGATCATACTCAGGTAAATGCCAAAGTAATGGAACATTACGCAAAGATCAGAGACAGTCTTATTGGTATTGGTGAGTTCGATCACCACAGAGATTACCTACAGGGACTTCTGTCTTTAGTTCAACTAGCAGAAATAGAATCACAACCAATGGCGGAAAGTATGGAAACACCAATCGTTAAACCGAGTGATAAACTAAAAGTAGCCAAGATTATCGCTGATGCTCTTGGGGTTGATTCCTCTGGTAGCAATGCCGAGACATTAGTCAACAGTGCACTGCGCTCAATGAGAAAGAAGAATCTCAAGCAGGATTCGCTTTCTATCGTCAGCAATATGCTTGATCTGGCAGATGAGGTCGGTATCAAGTATGAAAAGAATCTAGTTCCAGTTGGGTTGCAGGAGGCTGCTCCGATTAATACCCCAACTGATTATGAGAATGAGAAAGCAGTTCTTGGTTACAATCAATTAAAGAGATCACTGGATAAGCATCTGACTCTTGGTAAACCAGAAACTCCAGAAGAAACACCACAGGATGCTTCTGATACGAATAAAGTTGGCTCTACATTCGGATCATCTTCTGAGACACACAGGAAGCAAAAAGTGCGCAAGTTGATGGGACATGACTAATGAATGAATTAACTACATCAATGAAGAAGTTGCTTGCCAATGTATTCTTCTATTACTACAAAGCGCATGCATTTCATTGGAATGTAGAGGGAGTCTTATTCTCTCAGATCCATGAGTTCTTACAAGATATCTATGAGGATGCTCATACCTCAGTAGATGATATCGCAGAAAGAATTCGAATCCTCGGTGAGTATGCTCCGACTTCGATTTCTGAACTATATAATTTCAAGACAATCGAGGAAGGCGAACTTACTGGCAGTAACCCAATTGGTATGCTCGCTGAGTTGGATCGTGATAATGAGACCATCCAACAAAATCTAACAGAAACATTCGGAATGGCAAATTCTCTAAATATGCAGGGGCTAGCAAATTACCTTGCTAGTAGATTGGAAATCCACTCCAAGTTCGGTTGGATGATTAAGAGTTACTTGAAATGACAGTTCTAACTAATTATTTTGCATCAGCTGAACTCGATCTATACATCGATCAGGGTGATGATTACGACAACGTCGTAACTCTTAAAGATCAGTTAGGCAATACAATTGATCTAACTGGGTTGACAGTAACTGCTTCTATGAAGAGGTATTATAACTCAACGAAAGATTATGCCTTGACTGTTGCATTATTGGGCAGTGGGGCAGATGGTAAAATCGTATTATCTATGACTTCTACTAATACATCATTGCTAGTCGACCCAAGATACGTGTACAATGTTTATGTAACATCTCAATCTAAGAAGGTTAAGGTTTTATATGGACAGGTACTAATTTCGCCTAAGGCTTAATCACTACGTTTTCTTATCTAAATAAGAAATAAGAAAACGATCTCTTACTTTAATTTATAGGAAATAATATGAACTTGACACAATCGAAAGACACAATTGGTGCTTCAGTTACTCGCGGAAGCGGACATTCTGAACAAATGTCTGTATCTGGTCGTTATCGTATGGAATGTCTTGGCCCAAATGGCGAAGTTAAATGGACAGAAGAATTTGACAACCTGGTAACTGGCGAAGGTAAGAAATTCCTACTTGACAGTGTATTCCCCGCTGGAGCTGGTACAGGTGCCACCACTAACGTGAATATGTTTTACCGTATGGCAATTATTACAGCAAACGTTGCAGCAAATGCTTCAGCGACCTATTCAAGTTTTGCTGGCACATACGAAGAACTCGGAAAAGCTGCGACGACACATACTAGTATGATTGCTTCGCGCGTCACACCTACATTCTCAGCAGCCAGTGGAACAACCAGTGGTGTTAAAGCAACAACATCAGCCACCACTGGTACGTTGGGTACTGGTACTGCTACTGTTCATGGTGTTGCCATTGTTGTTGTGAGTGCATCAGCTGTCGGTGCACTGGGAACTATCAGTGACACAGGTACTACTAATGCTAAACTATATTCAGTAGGTCTGTTCACCGACGGCGGTGGAGTTGCTAAGTCTGTCTCAACAGGTGATACGCTGAACGTAACTTACACGACTACACTGTCCTAATAAATGGCAACTGGTATTGGATCAGCTACTATTAACTTTGGCGCGCATCCTGGCTCTAATGAAGCCAGTGTTGCGGTCACAGGTCAGTCAGCAATCTCAGCGACAAGCAAAGCCGATGCATTTGTGATGGCAGATGACACAAGTTCAAGTCATACTGCATCAGATCATAAATACTTCGAGAACTTTGCTTCGCTGACTTGTGGAACACCAACTGCTGGTACTGGGTTCACCATTCATGCAAGATCGTTAGAAAAATTAACTGGGACGTGGACCGTGCGCTACGTTTGGTCAGACTAAGGAATAATTATGGCATTAGATACAGTAATTAAAGATAATTCATCGGGTGTTGTTGCTGGAGTCACTAGCGCAAATGAACTAAAAGTCAATGCAACTGGTGATTTAGTATTTTTTGCGGAGAATGATGCGGGTATTGTAACAGGAGAACGACTTCTTTTATCTCCAGAAGTAGATGGAGATTATCGTATTCGCATTGCTCATGAAACTTTTCTTGATCAAGAAACTTTTAATTACACTGCACAAAACACTGGAAAACACCGCTATTTCAACACCGGAATGACAAATGCGTGGAGTTTAAATGGTCTGCAAACAAACAGTGGTGCCGGTGCTACAGTTGCAAATAACTCAACATTGGTAGCTAGTTGGGCATACTTTCCACTTCATGGAGTTGCAACTACTTATTTTAAGTACAATGTTGCGTTCAACCAGTCAACGTTTCCAACAAATACTATCGCAGACTTTGGTGCATTTATTTCTATTAATACTGCTGCGGTTCCAACAAACCCTTATGCTCCTGTTGACGGAGCATACTTCAGAGTTACATCTTCTGGTATTATTGGCGTTATCAACTTTGGTGGTGCAGAAACAGTAACTTCTCCATTCGTGGTTGCTTCTGGAGGCGCAAACTGGACTCCTGTAATCAACAAACGCTATAGTTTTCTTATCGCTATAGGTGAAAACAATGTGCAGTTCTGGATCAATGATGAGCTATACGCAACAACCACAATTCCAGACGCGCAAGGTCAGCCATTTATTTCCACTGCTTTACCACTAGCAATTCGTCATGCTGTTACAGGCGTACCGAGTTCAACCTTCAGTTTGTTCGTATCTGATATGACAGTGAGTATTGGTGGTCCAGCAATTGCAGACAGAGCATCTGCAATTGGCAGTCGTACACTTGGATCATATCAAGGTCTTAGTGGTGGTACAATGGGTTCTCTCGCAGCATATGCAAACAGCGCTGCGCCAACATCTGTGTCACCAACTCAAACTGCTGCAGTGGTTACAGGTTTAGGGGGTCAGTCTCGCTGGAACTTAGCTAGTAGTGCACTAACATTCGACTACCCTATTTTCTCATATCAAGTACCATTTGGTACTACCAACCTTACTGGCATTCAAGGTAGAAGATTGGTAGTAAGAGGCATTGGTCTGGGTTCGATAGTTACAACTACACTAGCTGCTGGCGGATACGCAGTAACATGGTTTTTAGCTTTTGGTGGTACTTCTCTCAATTTGGCACAGGCCGAGGGAGCAACTGCAAAAGCATTTAGAAGAATTGCACTTCCTACATTTAATCAAACAACAGTAGCCACTCAAGCTGCTGGTTTGCTAGTAAACCAACCAGGCGGAACGTATATTGATTTTGGTGACGCACCAGTTTACGTAAATCCCGGCGAGTTTATTATTCTAGGAGCAAGAATTGTAGCAGGTGCACTTGCAACTGCTGGAACAATTGATAACTACGCTACATTCACATACGGTTGGGAGTAATATATGGCTATCACAAGATCAACTAATGCGGTTTATGAACTAGTAAATGCAGCTGTAATGGAAAATGGTTCTTTAGGCTGTACCTTTAAAGTAGTAGTAGACGATATTACTAGTTTTGACTTAAATCTACAAGTACCAGAAACCGAGACCGCTGCAATTCTTAATTCTACTATTACGGACGGCAGCAGTATTCGTACTAATTTAACCACAAAGATTTGTGAGCACTTTATTGCTACTGGTGAGATTGTTGGTACTCTGACTTAAAGAATAAATAACATGGCTAAATTTGTAAGCCCTAATGTATTAGATAGCGGTCTAAACTACATTAAAACTAATGCTAGTAAAATGCTTTTGATCAAAGCATATACTGTTAGTGATTCATACGCTACTGTTATTGGTAATAGTGTTGGTGAAGTAGCAATGGTGAGTGGTGACTATACGCTATCGTCTTCAGGTCTTAGTAGAATTTTGACTATTGCTTCAGGCAAAACAGCTACAGCATCTGTAGGTTCTGGTGCTACACCTAACCTGCATTTGGCTTTTACTAATGGTAGCTCTGAAGTTATTTGGGTTACCGATGAAACATCTGACCAAGTAATTACATCTGGTAATACCATTAATTTCCCTGCTCTTACTTATACAAGTAATCAGCCTACATAAAAGAGGCGCATTGTGGCATTCGGCACTCCAGTAGCAGGTACTGTTTTTTATAGAGCAGGCGGCACGCTGGTGAATCCGGTTTATCCGGCTGGCATCCAAAGCACTGATGTAGTGCTGATGTTTACAGGTCAAAAACCAAGTCTAGGAACTGAGGGCGAGGTTAACGTAGGTGAAGTAAACCCTCCATCTGGATGGACAAAAAGAGGTGAATTCTATCAGGGAGGCGGCTACACCGCAGTTCCTGGTATAGATACTGGAAATACTAATCTTAGAGTTTTCTCTTGGGACACACCAGTTACAGGACAGACTGGCTCAGCTAGTTTTTATACTGATACAGTCTCTAATGTACTTTGGGCATTTATTGTCCGAATTCCTTCTGGTGAGAATACATTAGTTTATGGTTCTGCAAGTGGCCAGAATACTGTCGAACCAACTGGATTTCTCTCAGTTGCTCTGACTGACGACGCGACTGCGACTAATTTTCAAGCAGGAGACCTTGCTATCTGGGCGATGTGCATCCCGACTGATGTAACTACCCCAAATCAATTTTCCCTTCATTCGATCACGTCTACAGGTGCTTTATTTGATACAGCAACCGAACTTCGAGAGCCAGATACAGCTCTAGGAAGCGACATTGGTGGATTTGCCGCGTACAGTGTAGTTACATCTGGCAGTAGCACTACAGCTCCTACTATTGAGACTGAGGTTTCAGGTTCATTTACCAACGTTCGCGGACCGATAGTATTGTTGCGAGTACGTGAAGGTTCTCTTATAATTCGTTTGACTTCTGACCCTATTTTACCTGTTTCAGAATCTTGGGTTGGAAATGGCTTAGTAGGCAATAAAAAGCCAACAACTGGTGGTGGTCGTTGGCAAATAACTTCTTCACAAA